TTTTGGGTTTGTTGCAATTTCTGCTGCATCTGGCGCGTCTACTTTAAATATGTCAGGACTACCATTTACGGCTTCAAACACACCGGGGGTTAGACAAACTATCCTTGCCAGAGAGGATCAATCAACTGGTAAGATGGGTCAATTATATTTAAACAATAATGGAACCACGGGAGCGTTGCAAGACTATACCGGCTCAACTTCAGTAATAAGCGCCAACTGGACTTGGATTTTCAATGGTGTTTACCAAACAACGTAGTAAGGACAGTCAAATGAAAGAAACTACAGTTGACCAAATTACCGTGACCGAGAACGGCATTGTTCTTTACCGTGAAGCGATCAAGATTATTGAAGACGGCAAAGAGATCAGCAAAACGTACCACCGCACATCGTTGACACCGGGGCAAGACCTGACAGATCAGCCTGAGAAGGTTATATCAATTTGCAATACTGTATGGACGCCTGAAGTCGTTACTGCTTACCAAGAACAGATTGCGGCACTAGAGGTTAAATAATGTCATACATCGGCGCACAACCAACAACAGCCTCATTCCCGTTTGATCAGTTCAGCGGTAACGGATCAACTACGGCTTTCACGCTGACCTATGCGCCAGCAAGTGCGACTTCGATCATTGTTGCCATTAGCGGTGTGGTGCAGAACCCGAACCTGTACTCAGTCATCGGCACAACGATTACATTTTCACCTGCTCCACCTACGGGTACAAACAACATCTCGGTGCTCTACCTTGGACTGCCAGTCATCGGCGTATCGTCACCGGGCAACACGGCGTACTTTTCCTCGACTTCGTTTACAGCAACTGCAAGTCAGACTACGTTCACCCCGTCAGGATCGTACACACCGGGCTTCATCAACGTCATCCGTAACGGCTCCCAGCTTGCCCCTGCTGACTACACAGCAACGAACGGCACGACTGTTACGCTACTTAACGCTTGCACGGCTGGCGACATTGTGGTCATTGAGGTCTATACCCTGACTTCTATCTCAAACGCACTGCCTTTGACGGGCGGCACAGTTACTGGGTCTTCGACGTTTAATGCTGGGGTGAACCTTGCAGTTAGTAGCGGTAACGTGGGTGTGGGTACGAGTTCGCCAGCGCAGAAGCTTGATGTTAAAGGTTCAGGAAATACTTATTTAAGAATTGAAGATACCCAAGCAAACGGATATAACGCCGCAACGCTTTATAAAAACGACCAACGTCAATTTCGTGTTGGAGTTCTTGGCACTGTCGGTGGTTTTACTAATGGCGCGTTAGTTGTTTACGATGAAACTGCCGCCGCATGGCGTATGGTTATTGATTCTACTGGTAATTTTATGGTGGGCACAACAAGCCCAACTGCAAGACTTACTGTTGCGGAATCAGGAAACGCACCCGCTAGTGATTTTTATACATCAGGTGGCGCAGTTGGAACGCCTTGTATGTACGTAAAGAAACAGCCTAATAACGGAACCACTAGTCAAGTCTATATTCAATTTCTGTTTAACAACGCAAGCTCTGGCAATGGTCAGATCAACGGAAATGGTAGTGGTGCGGCAGCGTTTGGCTCCTACTCTGACGAGAGGCTTAAAGAAAACATTTCCGATATACCGCCGCAACTTGAAAACATCTGTGCTTTACGCCCGGTTGAATTCGACTATAAAACAGGGGGGCATCAGGTCGGTTTTATAGCTCAAGAAATGCAAGAGGTTTACCCAGACGTAGTTGGTACTGCCAGCGATGAAATGCTGACTATTACAGGGTGGAGCAAAACCGAAGCTCGTCTTGTTAAAGCCATTCAAGAACAGCAAGCCATGATCGAAGAACTGAAGGCAAAAGTCGCGGCACTGGAGGCTAAATAATGACTACCGCAGCAACGCTGGCAAGCGTAATTAATTCAGCAACGGGGAAGTTGAACACCAGCATAGTGAATGCTGGGGGCGTGTTGCAGGTGGCGCAGGGGTTTAAGACAGATACTTTTTCCACCACAAGCACTAGTTTGCAAGATGTATCTGGGCTGAGTGTCACCATCACGCCGACATCATCTTCAAGCAAATTTCTGATAATGGTTAATATGACGTACCTCAATACGTTGTATGTAGGCCCTGTTGCGCTACTAAGAAACAGCACACAAATTGGTTTGGCTGATGCAGCAGGAAGTAGGCCAATAGCCTTTTTGTATTATTCAAACTCAACCAATTCAGCAACTGACGGTCAATGGGTAAGAGAGAGTATGGACTATCTGGATTCCCCGGCAACAGCAAGTGCTATCACTTATAAAATACAAGCTAGTGCTAGGGCTGATGGCCAAGGGGGCACAATGTATATAAACAGAAGTCTCGCAGACCGAAACACAGTTAGTTATGACGCCCGAGGCGTATCATCAATAGTAGTCATGGAGATTGCCGGATGAATCACGATGCTATTTACGCGCTTTACCCTAACGTAGTCACAATTGATGACGGCACAGGCGCGTTCGATGCGCAGGGTAACAAGGTTGAAATTGACGAAGCAGCAGTCAATGCGTGGGTTGACCCCAACATGTACAAGTACCAACGCGCAGCAGAGTACCCGTCATTCGCGGATCAGTTCGACCTGTTGTACCACGGCGGCTATGACGCATGGAAAGCTGCGATTGATGCAGTCAAGACAAAGTATCCGAAACCGGAGTAAAACATGGCATTAACAACCGTCTCCCCCGGACTGCTCGACTCCAACGCGCAGTATTACGGCTTCAAGAACCGGATTATTAACGGTGCGATGGTGATTGACCAGCGCAATGCTGGGGCGAGTGTGACACCGACGAACGGGCAGTATTTGGTGGATAGGTGGTTTGCTGGATTAACGCAAGCATCTAAATATTCAGTGCAGCAAAACGCAGGTTCTGTTACGCCACCAGCAGGTTTTACAAAATATCTTGGCGTTACATCATTAAGCGCATATTCAATTGCTGCTGGTGACATATTCTTTATTGACCAACGAATTGAAGGGCTTAATGTAGCAGATTTAGCTTGGGGTACTGCAAGTGCGGCTACCGTTACATTGTCATTTTGGGTTCGTTCTTCTTTAACTGGAACTTTTGGTGGTTCGGTTGGAAACGCAGATGGTTCAAGGTCATATCCATTTACATACACAATATCAGCGGCTAACACATTTGAATATAAGACAGTGACTATTGCTGGTGATACGTCAGGTACTTGGCTGACCACTAATGGTATAGGCATCAACGTATATTTTGGTTTGGGTGTTGGCTCCACATATAGCGGAACAGCAGGTACATGGGCAGGAGCTAACTATTCATCTGCAACTGGCGCAACCAGTGTAGTCGGAACCAACGGAGCCACCTTCTACATCACCGGCGTACAACTCGAAAAAGGCAGCACAGCCACCAGCTTTGACTACAGGCCGTATGGTACGGAGTTGGCGTTGTGTCAGAGGTACTATCAACAAGTTGGCGGAAATACAGGTGATTTAAATTCTATAACTTTGCGGAGTTACACAACTTCTGGTTCATACGTTGGTAATCAGTATCAATTTCCAGTACAAATGCGAACTTCCCCTACGATGACTATTAGCGGTACTTTTGCTGTTACAAATTGTGGGCAACCTGTAGCATTAGGAGCTGATGGGTCAACATGGTCATTCCAAACACAGGCTTCTGCTACTGGAGCAATGGTTTTATATTCAAATAACTCAGGAAAAATGACGTTTGCAGCGGAGCTATAAATGTACAAACTAACCCAATACAACACAGTGCAACGTCTGTTAGACAACGCTTTTATCCCCTTCGATCCAGCCAACACGGATTACCAAGCGTATTTAAAGTGGATTGAAGAAGGCAACGTACCGGAGCCAGCGGAGGACTAATGCTATTCGCTGACAGCGCGTTTTGTACTACCCCATTTGCTACGGCGGCTGCACGTACGTGGAACCTTGACGTTTCTGAAACGGCACAGGCACAAGACGCGGTCGCAGGGGTATCTACAATTCCGGTCAGCATAAGCGAAACGGCACAAGGCGCAGACTCTTTGGTGGGTGTAGCTACAATCCCGGTCAACATCGCAGAAACAGCCGAAGGCACAGACACAGTTGTCAACACGCTGGACGCACTAGCCGCAATTGCCGAGATATTGCAGGGTGTAGATGCCGTTACCAATACGCTCGTCGCTGTGGCAAACATTGATGTGTACTCGCAGGTGTCGGATACCATTACGTCTGCCGGGTCGGTACAAAGCGTTGTCTGTGCTGAAGTAGCGGATTTGACTGACACACCGACGAGCACAGTAGACGCAGTAGCCGCCACAGCAGAAACAGCAAACGCCTCTGACTCTGTTACTAACATCTTAACTGCTGTAGCGTTCATATCGGAAACTGCAACGGCGGTTGCTTCTGTGGTAAATAATATTGTTGCCGTAGCAGTTGTTGCAGAGACAGCTCAAGCGTTTGACTCCATCGTCCAGCGCCTATTGTGGGAGTTGATCGACGACAGTCAGACGGTGAACTGGCAGGTAATTAACTCAAACACAAACTCTGGCTGGGTGGTGATTGACACAGACATGCCACCGGGCTGGACCAAGATAGATACGATTTGATGATGTGGACCCACTAACGCTCCTAGCTGCTGCCAACGCTGCTGTCGCGGCGGTTAAGAAAGGATGCCAGCTATACAAGGACATTAAGGGCGCAGCGGGGGAAGTAAAAGATGTACTGGACGATTTAAAGACGCAGTTCGGCAAGATTCAGAATCCGACGAACGCACAGAAGATTCAGTACAACGAAGAAGTGCAGCGGGTGCAAGAGATAGGCAAGGCTGACCCGAACGATGTGTTTATCCAGATAGGTAACGATCTGGGTGCGTTAATGGATGAGTACGACAAGATTGGTAAGGTCTTTATCCAGCAGGAAGCAGAAGCGCAGCAGGTGTACACAGGCACAGAGTCGATTGGCAAGCGGGCGTTAGTGCGCGTCATCATACGGTCAAGGCTGGATGCGATGTTAGCTGAATTGCGTGAGACGATGGTCTACAAAGCGCCAGCGGAACTAGGCGACCTGTGGGGCAAGTACGAGAAGATGTGGCAGAAGATTGTTGTTGAGCAGGACGAGGCACATAAGCGTGAGACAGCAAGGTTGCAGATCGAAGCGGCGCAAAGACGCAGGCGGATCAGAAAAAGGAAAGAAGAAGCGGTATGGGTTGGAGCAATCCTTTTCGTCGTGGCGTGGTACGTAGGAGTCCTAATCCTCCTCCGCCTGAGTCAGACGTACCGTGGGCACTCCTCGTCGCCGTTCTGGTCTTGTGTTTTGTGTTAGTTATTGCGCTGCCTGTGATGGGGGTGATGTACATGGACATGAACAACGCGTTGTACCGTGCGGAGCAAGAGACCCGCAAGATGAAAGAATTACGTTTAAAAGTTCTACGGGAAATGAGGGGTGAAGAATGAATGACTGGATGACGACTAAGTGGCGTCCGATGATGGCGATCACTTACATGATTATTTGCCTGTGCGACTTTGTGCTGTTTCCGATCCTGTGGACGGTTGTGCAGTTCTGGGAGACGCAAGCGGCTAACGACGCTTTCCGTGAGTGGACTTCCTTGACCTTGCAGTCGGGCGGATTCATCCACATTACGTTTATGGCAATTTTGGGCATCTCTGCTTGGACGCGTGGTCAGGAAAAGATCGAGTCAATCAAAGCCGGGAAAGAAGAAAATGCCTAATCCTTATGTGATTGTCGGCGCTCTGGTGCTTGTCATCTGCTCTTACTTCTACGGGCATCATACGGGTGTGCAGGTAACCAAGGCTGACTGGGAGAAAGAGAAGGCCGCAGCCGCTATTGAAGCTGGCAAGGTGCTGGCAGCAGAGCAAGCTAAGGTAGCCGAGTATGAGCACTTGCTGGCAAACACACAAAACAGAGTGGAGAAGGTTTATGTCGATAAAGTTAGAACTGTTGAAGTGGAGCGCACTAAGTTGGTTAATACTGCTCGTACTGACGGGTTGTTCATCGACGCCGCGTGTCCAGACCATAGTAACGCCGTGCCCAGTGCTTCCCCCAGTACCAGCAGCGATCATGGAGGAACGAAAGCCCGACTTTCAGGAGAGGCTGCGGAAGCTCTTATCGCCATCGCAGCAGACGCCGACGAAATCGCCCACCAATTAAAAGCTTGTCAGGAGATACTGAGAAATGAAAGAGAACTTCCAAGAAGCCCTTAACGCTATCCTGAAGCACGAGGGTGGCTTCGTAAATCATCCAAAAGACCCCGGCGGCATGACCAATCTGGGCGTGACCAAGAAAGTCTGGGAAGAATGGGTAGGCCATGCTGTTGACGAAAAGGCAATGCGCGCTCTGACACCTGAGACGGTAGGCCCGATGTACAAGAAGAAGTACTGGGATGCGGTCAAGGCTGACGATCTGCCGGATGGTCTGGACTACCTGATGTTCGACTTTGCAATTAACGCAGGTCCCGGTCGTGCAATTAAGACAATGCAGAAAGCAATTGGCACAACGCCGGACGGTGCTATCGGCCCCAAAACTATGCAGTCATTAAAAGATGCCAATCAGAGCGAATTAGTGGCAAAATTCAGTGCAGAAAAGGAAGCGTTTTACCGCAGTCTGCCTACGTTTGGCACGTTCGGTAAAGGATGGCTGCGTCGTGTGGCAGAAGCCAAAACCCACGCGGAAACCATGATTGCCTAAAAGGAAATACGATGCCAAGTACATACTCCCCCGATCTACGGATTGAACTGATTGCCAACGGTGAGAAGACCGGTACGTGGGGCACGATCACCAACGACAACCTTGGTGTCATTATCGAAGACGCTATCTCGGGTTTGGCATCGGTCTCAGTCACTTCCGCAAACCAAGCGCTGACTGCTCAGAATGGCGCAGCTGACCAAGCACGGTGCGCGGCTCTCAGCCTAACTACAACCACCGGTGCCAACTTTGCTGTGTACGTACCACCGGTAACCAAGCTGTACTTAGTTACCAACCCGTCAGGCTACACAGCCACTGTGTATTGCTCGACCGTTATTGGTAATACCACAGCAGCGGGTACAGGCGTAGCTATTCCAACAGGCAAGTCAGTGCTTCTTCGTGCAGACGGCACCAACGTGGTGGAGCAGCTAAACCATTTCGTAAACAACATGAGCTTTGGCGGCAACGCTACGGTTACAGGAGACTTCTCGGTTGCGGGCAATGCGACGTTCGTAACTCAGTCCCCCGGAGACAACACGACCAAGGCTGCGACTACGGCGTTCGTTACGGCAACCACTAGTGCGCTGGGTACCATGTCCACCCAAAACGCTAACAACGTAGCTATAACCGGCGGCACCATGTCTGGCATGACAAGCATTGCTGACACCATCGGTAACGTGCGCAATCTACCGGTACAGAATAAAACTACTGGATATACATTGGTTGTTGGGGATGCAGGTCAAGTTGTGTCTATTACGACAGGTGGCGTCACGGTACCGTCAGGTGTGTTTAGCGCAGGGCAAGCGGTGGCTATCTATAACAACTCAGGCTCTAGCCAGACCATCACTCAAGGCGGCGGTACAACCATGACGCTGGCTTCTTCGGGCTTGACAGGCAATCGGACTCTGGGTGGCTATGGCCTCTGCACGGTGCTGTGTATCGCAAGTAATACCTTCGTTATAACAGGCGCTGGAGTCTCCTAATGGGCATCGCTGCACTTTTATTCGGCACAAAACTACCCATCACCGCAGAAGTATTAATCATTGCGGGAGGTGGTGGCGGGGCTAGAAACGGTGCTGATGGTGGTGGCGGTGGCGGTGCGGGCGGTCTAATTTACAACTCCAGTTTGGCTATTGCTTCTGGGGCGTATTCCATTGTCGTAGGTGGCGGGGGTGGGTCAGACTCTAATGGTAGTAATACTACGGGGTTTGGCTACACAGCAATAGGCGGTGGTAATGGACGTGGCGGGAGCGGCGGTTCGGGTGGTGGCGGTACTAGTACTAACTTCCCTACCGCTGGTTCAGGCACAGCAGGGCAAGGTAATGCTGGCGGTTCAGCTACTGGTAATCACTATACGCCCGGCGGCGGTGGTGGCGGGGCAGGTGCAGTTGGCGGGGGCCCACAAGGTCAGGCGTTTACTTCTCCCGGCGGTATAGGTGGTGTCGGTCTTGATTATTCCATCACAGGTTCAAGCGTAGGATATGCAGGTGGTGGTAGCGGCTCCAGCGGCTCTGATGGCGGTTCATGGTCAAGCCCCACAACCTACGGACGTGGTACAGGCGGGTGGCGCAATGCTAACGGTGGCGGTGGTGGCGCTAATCTTGGTGGTGGCGGTGGTGGTGCTACAGAAGGCGGTAGTGCTGGATCGGGCGGTAGCGGCGTAGTAATCATCGCTTATGTCGGTTTGGTGCCTAGAGCGTCGGGCGGCAACATAAGCACATCTTCTCGCCCCGGTTACGTGGTGCACACATTCACTTCGTCTGGAACTTTTACGGTCTAACTATGGCGCATTTTGCACAGCTTGACGACAACAACTACGTACTTCAAGTCATCGTAGTTAGTGATGAGGATGCCCCCACTGAAGAGGCGGGTGTTGAGTTTTGCCGTGCCTTACTGGGCGCTGATACTAACTGGAAGCAGACTAGCTATTCCGGGGTTTTTCGTAGGCAGTTTGCAGGTATTGGGTATCAGTATGTCTCTGAGCGCGATGTGTTTTTGGAGCCTATGCCGCACGACGGTTTCACGTACGTGTTGGACGAAGAGTCTTATACATGGGTCTCAACAAATAAACCGCCAATCTACATAGGCTTTTCTCCTTCCCCCGCTGATGCGGTTAGTACGCTGTTTAGCAATCTTAAGTTAAGTGCGTCGGATAAGTTTGTGGACCTTGGGTGTGGTAATGGGCGCGTTGCTATTGCAGCCGCTAAGTGCGGTATGCAGGCAACAGGCGTGGAAGTTAATCCTGTGTTGTACAGACAAAGCCAGATTGAAGCCGAGCTTGCTAACACTCCCGTTACGTTTATAGAAGGCGATTTGGTTAGCGCGGACTTGACGCCGTATACGGTGATTTATATGTACCTTGGGCGTCCACTGTGCGAAGCAGCACTACCCAGCATCAAAAAGCTTGCGCCGGGAAAGATCGTTATATCTGGCGATTACTGCTACCCTGACTGGGAGCCTATAGCTACGTACGCAATAGGTGGCGTAACATTTTACGTGTGGAAGACATAACCATGCCACTACAACAGCTACAGTTCCGCCCCGGCGTAAACCGCGAAGGCACAACGCTTTCTAACGAGGGCGGCTACTACGACTGCGACAAGGTGCGTTTTCGTTCTGGCTACCCTGAGAAGATCGGTGGCTGGGCTGCGCTGTCGTATAACACTTTCCTTGGTGTGTGCCGCTCGTTGTGGAATTGGGTAACGCTTAGAAGCTACAACCTGATGGGTGTTGGCACCAACCTGAAGTTCTACATCGAAGACGGCGGTACTTACTACGACATCACGCCCTTACGTGAAATAAACGGCAACACACCTTCTGCTGGCCCCCCTGTAGTTAATGCTTCTACGATCACGCTTACTGCCAGCGGTACGGTATTAACTGTTTCAGACAGCGCCGCAGATAACTTGCAGGTTAATGACTTTGTCACCATAGCAGGTGCCGGTACGATTGGTGGTGTGAATGTTAATGGTGAGTACCAGATTGCGACTGTTACTTCAGGTACGGTCTATACAGTTACGTTGGCTACTGCTACAACCGGAAGCAACTCCGCTTCAACAATAACGATTGCCTATCAGATCAATACGGGCTTTGCCACTTACACCATCGGCACTGGCTGGGGCACGGGCGCTTGGTCACGCGGCTCTTGGGGTTCAGGCTTTACTACAGGTTTTGGTTTGCAGTTGCGCCTGTGGAGCCAGTCCAACTTTGGCGAAGACTTGCTGTTCTCGCCACGTGGCGGCGCTCTTTACTTGTGGCAACCCGGTGGTGGCGCAACTCCTGCCTATGGTACTCGCGGCTCTTTGGTGTCTGGCACGGACGTTCCGGCTTTGATTAACGAGATTATGGTGTCTGACACCTCGCGGATTGTTATTGCGTTTGGATGTAACGACTACGGCGCTTATGGCACAACAGCCATAGACCCGCTGCTTATCCGCTGGACTGCACAGGAAAGCTACACCGACTGGACGCCATCTGCAACAAACCAAGCGGGTAGTTACCGCCTGTCTCACGGTTCTACAATTGTTGGAGCATTGCAAACTCGTCAAGAAATCGTGGTATGGACGGACGCTGCTATTTACTCGATGCAGTATCTTGGGCCACCGTTTGTGTACGGCTTCACCCTGCTCGCCGACAATATCTCAATCGCCTCCCCAAATGCTATGGCGACAGCCAACGGTGTGGTGTACTGGATGGGCGTGGATAAGTTCTATGCTTACTCTGGTCGGGTTGAGACACTGCCTTGCTCGGTGCGTACTTATATCTTCAATGATATTAACCGGGATCAGGAAGCGCAGTTCAATGCTGGCACCAACGAGGGCTACTCAGAAGTCTGGTGGAACTACTGCTCTAAGAACTCGACTGTCATCGACCGCTACGTCATCTTTAACTACCTTGACCGGGTCTGGTATTACGGCACCTTAGATCGTACGGCTTGGTTGGATTCGCCCCTGCGTCCGTACCCGACAGCGGCAACGGCTGGCAATATCCTTGTGTACCACGAAGCGGCGGTGGACGACGGTAGTACTAACCCGCCCAGTGCTATTAATGCCTACGTGCAGTCTTCGGACTTTGATATTGGTGACGGCCACAACTACGGCTTCGTCTGGCGCATCATCCCGGATATTACGTTTGACGGTTCGAGCACAACCGGGGAGACAACAAACAACCCGGTGGTAAACTTCACGGTGCGCCCACGCCAGAACCCCGGCTCAAACTATGGTGTTGCGGACAACCCCACGGTAACCTCAGCGCAAAGCTACGCTGGGACGACTACCTACAACGTGCAGCAGTTCACGGAGATTATTTACTCCCGCATCCGTGGCAGACAGATGGCGTTTAAGGTGGAGTCAAATTCGATCGGTACGCAGTGGCAGTTGGGTGTGCCCCGTATTGATGTGCGGCCTGACGGTAGGAGATAAGTATGTCCACAGGAACCACCAGAAGTCCGGCGCTGCCCCTTGCCCCCGTCGAATACGACCGGGCGTACGCGGATACAGTACACAACATCTTACGGCAATACTTTGCCCAGTTGGATAACCCCGGCCCAAGCGCAGCATCCACAAGTCGCCCTGATGCCAATACGGTAGTAGCCGCGTTGAACTTGAGTCAGGTAAATCCCGCTACGGGATTGCGCGAAATAAGCTGCCCAACCAGTGTGGAGTTTGGTGCTGGCAAGCTAAGGACTGGGGATATTTACTACGACACGACGACGTACGCACTGAAAATCGTGCCATGAGAGAGACGCTGTACGAAGACGAGGACGTGTGCTTTCTCTGCGATTACTTGTCAGAGATTAATAAAGTGGCGCTGCACTTGAACATAACACCGGGAGCGTGGTCACCTTCCAAGTTTAAGAAATACCGTAGTATTTTTGTTAACGTAGTTGCGCCGGGGCTAAAAGCCGAAGGCTACAATGAAGTATACGCAACACCTTTTGAAAATGACACAAAAGCGCGTAAACTTATCGCAATGTTCGGATTACACGAGTATGGGCAAAACATGGGCCTCGTACTGATGAAGAAGGAGATTTAACATGCCTGCTTTGCTTCCTGCCGCCGCTGCGACTACGGCTCTTGGGACTGGTGCCGCTGTTGGTGCTGGTGTTGGCGCTCTTGGAACTGGTCTTGCATTAGGCACAAAATTGGCTGGTGGTGCGGGCATTTTCTCTAACTTTATGGCTGGCGCTGCTCCTGCGTTGACCAGTGGGCTTGGCGCTTCTGCTGCGCCTATTATGGCTTCTGTAGCCCCCGCTGCAACGGCTCAGGCTATGGGGCCATCTATGCTCCAATCAGCGGGGTTGGAAGCGTTAAAAGGCAAAGTAATTGGCGCAGGAGTTCAAAACGCAGCGGCGCAGCAAGCTACTAATCTTGCTTTCCAAAATGCTGCTGCACAGAACATGGCTGGCGGGCTTGCAAACCCTATGTCGCAGATGGGCGCTAAGTTTTTGGCTAATTCTCCACCGCTTGCTAAACCGTTTGCGGCAGAAACTCTATTAGCTGATAAAGCGGGAACAATAGCGCCTAACGTAATACAGCAAACAACTCCCGGATTTAGCGAAGCTGGGTTTAGGGGGTTACAGACATCTGGCCTAAAGTACCCAAGCCTGTCCAACCCTACTCCTGTTGAAGCCGCCGACATCATAGGTAAAGGCATCCGCCCAAATCAAAACTTCTTACAAAACCTTGGCAACATCGGTTCGTTCCAAGACGTAAAGGACTACGCAGAGCAGCACCCCTACGCTACAGCAGGAATGGCAGCGCTTGCCGCAAATGAACTGCTTAAGCAAAAAGGCGTGGCAAAACCTGAAGATAAATCAATGATTCGCCCATATACGTACGAGCGCACTCAACGCCCTGAAGCGTATGCGGTTAGCCCAATGCAGGATTCGAGTGAGCGTAACTATTTTAATGAGCAGTTTATTGCTGGCGAGCCATACAAAGCGGCTACTGGCGGCATAGTAAGTTTAGCCGTGGGCGGACCAATAGAGCAGATGGCAGCAATGAATGCTGTCGGTGCAAATACAGGGTACCCGCAGGCAAACCTGCAAACGCCAATGTACTCTAACCCCGCGATGCAGCGCCCTGAAGCTACCAATGTGATTTCCCCATCAGCCGACGCCGGGGTAAGCACTTATACTGGGGAACCACGGTTTGCGGGTGGCGGAGAAACTCAGTATGGCCGTCCTGTTCTTGGTACCAACCCCGGCCATGTAAACCCTGAGAATCAAACACGCGCCGAACTTGCAGGCGGAAGCCGATCAACCGCGCCAACTGCGCCACTACCTACATTCTCGTACGACCCAAAGACTATGCAGTTCACGCAAACTGGGGGCGGAAACAGGGTGTCTGGCGGTATTGCTAACCCTGCCATGGGTCCGATGCAAGCACAGCGCTCTGCCACACCTATTAATGTCCCTGCGTATCAAACGCCCGAGCAGCAACTGGGGCTTGAGGATTTTTACGACTACATGAACCAGCAGTTGGGTGGTTACGGTGGTTACGCTAGAGGTGGTAACGTTGGGGGCGAATCAACCCTTGGGGATTACTCTGATGGTGGGCGTTTGTTGAGAGGTCCGGGTGATGGTGTTTCTGATTCTATTCCTGCTTCTATTGGTAATCGCCAGCCTGCCCGTCTTGCTGATGGAGAATTTGTCGTGCCTGCCAGAATTGTTTCGGAGCTTGGTAACGGCAGCACTGAAGCGGGTGCGCGAAAGCTTTACGCGATGATGGATCGTGTGCAAAAAGCGCGGAAGAAAAGCATAGGCAAAAAGAAAGTAGCTGTTGATAGTAAAACAGATAAGCATTTGCCAGCGTAATCATGGCGCTTTATCAAATTACCCCGGCGCAGTTACCGCAAGTGTGGCCAATCGCTGCACCAATGTTGCAACGTGCAATTGATTTAGACCCAGAACTAATTACGATTGAACAAGTTGAGTTTGCTGTTCGTACTGGGCGTACTTACTTGTTGATCTGGGATGAGCCAGACGAGGGTATTACTGGTGCTGTAACGGTAGACATTATTGACTACCCGCGTGAGCGCGTAGCGCATGTGAATTTGATGGGCGGCAAAGGCATCGTCCGCCCGCACGTGTTTGAAGAAGCTAAAAACTGGATGCGCCTAATGGGCGCTACAACCACACAGTGCTGGGCTAAAGGTACGCTGGTTCAGATGTACGAAAAAATGGGCATGACCAACACCCATCAGGTGATGAGGGAAAAATTATGAGATTCAACAACCGCGCAATGGCACTAGCTGGCATACCTGACTTGCCAGAAGAAGCCTTTAAACATACGGGCGACCGTAAGATTAAACCTCAAGGCGGTGGTGGCGGGCAGTCTCAGCCTACTAATACTACGCAAACTACAACGACGATTCCTGAATATGCGCGTCCGTATGTTGAACGTATGTTGGGCAAGGCCGAAGCGTTTTCGGAGACTCCATATCAAGCTTACGGTGGGCAGCGAACTGCGGGCTTTACCCCATTACAAGAACAAGCGCAGCAATCCGCAGCCAATCTTGCCCCCGCGCAGCAGTTGGGAATTGGTACACAGTTAGCAGGACAGGCAGGGCTTGGCAGTCTCGGTGCAGGTCGGCAGTACGCACAACAGGCTACGAACCCCTACGCTATGCAGTCGTACATGTCGCCGTACATGGAAAACGCCATGGCTCCGCAGCTAAGAGAAGCTGCACGGCAGTCAAACATACTAGGTCAACAGAACCAAGCACAAGCCGTACAACGTGGTGCTTTTGGTGGTGCCCGCTCGGCTATTGTAGAAGCTGAACGCCAGCGCAATTTAGGTCAGCAGCAAGCCGACATCTACGGCAAAGGTATGCAGACTGCGTTTGAACAAGCCCGTCAAGCACAGCAGTTTGGTGCTGATTTAGGGCTTCGTGGTTATGGTCAAGCACTACAAGGCGCAAATACGTTGGGTCAGTTGGGTCAAACTCAGTTCGGCCAACAGCAGGGAGCAATCCAAGCGCAGTCAGCCGCCGGTGCCCAGCAGCAAGCTTTAGAGCAGCAAGGACTTACTCAAGCCTATCAAGACTTCCTTACCCAGCGCGGCTACCCGCAGCAGCAGTTGTCGTTCATGTCGGACATCCTGCGTGGTGTGCCGTTGGGGCAGCAGAGTCAGGTTCAATATCAAGCGCCGCCTTCTATGCTGTCACAGATTGGCGGTTTGGGGCTGACAGCCTACGGTTTGTTTGGCGGAAAGAACCCTGTGTTTGGCGCTGAAGGCGGTGCGGTTAGAGATAAAGACATCCCCGCAGGTTTGGCAGAGTTGCTTCTGCACGATATGGAAAAGGGTTAATCATGTTTAATGTTCAGCAGATTACTTCCCGTCTGGCAGATATGTCGGATGCGCAGTTGGCGCAGTATGCGCGTATGCACAAGGATGACCCGTATATATTGCCGCTGGCAGCGTCCGAATCCAAGCGTCGTCAACAGCTTCGCCAAAGCGGGAAGATGCAGCAAGGTGGTCCAAAGCCTACTATAGCCGATCAAGAAGTTGCGATGATGGATCAAGACACCATGCCTGAAGATCAAGGTATCGGTGTATTACCTGCGCAAAACATTGCCACGATGGCCGATGGAGGCATTGCTGGCTACGCTGAAGGTGGCACTGTCAATATGGCAGGCGGCACAAAGGGTGGTGAGAAGTTTAATCCAGACGCTTACCTGCAAGACCCGAACGTCGATAAGTTTTTGCGGTATCTCAATGCGTATGAAGGTAGCCCAAAAGCTAATCAGCTTGTTGGGTTTAAAGAATTTAAAGGCTTTGACGATCACCCACGCCAATCTGTTGTCTTTAACAAGAAAGGCGATAGGAGTGATGCCGCTGGTATGTTTCAGATAATGAGCAAGACTTGGGATTACCAAAGAAAGAAACTGGGGCTGACTGATTTTTCATTAGAAAACCAGAAACGTGCAGCTATTGGTATCTTGAAAGATATCGGCGCTTTGCAAGACATTGTTAAAGGCAACTTTGACGCAGCAAAAGCAAAAGCTGCTCGTCAGTGGGCAAGCCTTCCGGGCAGTACTATTGGTAAAGCAACCGGTCAAAATCCGCGTTATAAGCCACAAGTTGAAGCAATCTTGACGCAGCCGTCTACTCAACAAGCGCAGAACCAACCTGCGCAAAATCAACCTCAGCAACAAAAAGAAAGAACTTTGGGAGAACGTCTGTTTGACGTACTGCCATTCAGTAAAGCTGGCGCGGCTGGTGTGACTAGTACTGCGCCGGCAAACAAGCAAACTTTTCCGGCAATCCCACCAATAGACGAAGAGTTTTACACTCGTTTAGAAGCCGCCCAAGCAGATTATAAAAAACTGTACGGCAAAGAATTGCCAATTACCAGTATGGGGCGTACCCGTTATGAACAGCAAGGGCTGAGTAACAAAAAACAAAAAGGCGGTCCGGGTTCCGAGAAAGTTTTTACGCCTATTAATCCGGCAAATTATCCGGGGCGTGAAGTTTTTCACATGAACGCTGCGGATGTTTCTACCTCAGTTCCTGAGTCTTTTATGCGGAAGCACGGCCTGTACAGGCCAGACCCTAAAGGGGACCCAGTACACTATGTCGCTATGCCAAAATTTGCACCGGCTGCGGTCAATAAAACTCAACCCGCACCCGCGCCCGAACGTGTAGAACAAACTACAGCGGCAACGTACGAACCCAAAATAACTGCGCCACAAAACCGCAACGCAAAACCAGACGCAGGGGGTATAACATCACTCATTCCATCTGCTAATGCAGCGGAAGTAGTACAACAAACGCCTGCAACGTATAACCAAACAAGGCCAGCACCAGCACCAGCACCAGCACCAGCACCAGCACCAGTAGTGACAGAGGCCAAGCCTGCCCCCAAAGCAAAAGCCGCAGAAAGAGACGACGCTGTTTACGACCCAATGACCGGTGCGCTAATTTTTGGCACCCCAAGCAATACACCCGCAGCGCCTTCTTCTAAAAACATACCTCTGGCGCTGGGGGCCGGTATGGCCGATGTGGTCTTGGGTATTCCCGAAGCGCTTGCAGACCTCGTAATGCGGAACTACTACAACGCCCCTGTTGGTAAGCAATATACGTTTGAAGAAGCGGCGCAAGCGGCGGGGGAGCACCCAATAGTTCAAGCTGCGGGGTATTTGCGTTCGGGTAAATGGTTTGGTGTTGAGAACGACCCTGCCTACCGCAAAGACCCACTTAGCATTATTATGTCCCTACCTTCACTGGGCGTTCGTGGTATTGCTAAAAAGTACGGCATGAACGAAGAAGCTGCACAGCTTGCGCTTGACAACGCGCTGGTGATTGTTCCGCTTCTTGGAAAAGCCAAGAGCGGCAAATGGCAAGTACAAGACAACATGCCAAAGAAAGAAAAACCAGCAGCGCCTACAGACGAAGGCATTGCCCAACTTAGAACCGAAGCAGCTGCAGCAGAGAAAAAAGTTGAAGCGCCACGTTTGGAAGCGCCTGCGCCAGATACCTCAATAAAAGTTGGGCCTGACGGCAAAGCGGTATTACCTGAAACTCCGACATTTATACCAAATAAAACAGCGGGTATTCGTGGTTTGCTTGAAGACACCAGAACAAGTGAAGCCGCTAACCGTCGTTTGCAGCAAGCTGAAGCTGCTCGTGCGGGATACGACAAAACCAAACCCGGCGCTTTTGCGTCGTGGTTAGCTGCGCATCCGGGACTTAATCGGGCTATTAGTACTGCTAAAGCTATAACTCCAACTATAACTCCCAAGCGCGTACTTTCTGGCGGTACAGACTTTAGCAGTACAACACCTCCGGAAAAACCGGAGTATTCAGACGCTTTTTTACGGGATGATGCTTACCCCGATGAATACACTCGCGGTATCAAACCACGCCCCGACACTACCCCCGTACAAGAAGCCAAGAAAGTTGCAGAACAAATAATAGCGCCACCTTTACCTGAAGTAGCGCCGCGAACCACGGGCTTCTCAAACGAAGACATCTTGACGCTGGGCTTGAACATGATGATGGCGCAGCCGGGACAGCCGGGTGGGGAGTTGTCGCAGTTGGCTTCTAACGTTGGTCGTTCTGGGCTTGCTACCTTGCAGTCGCGTATTGATCGCTCGAAACTGGCGGCTGATCAGGCATTTAGAGAGGTGTACGGTAAGTATCTTGGAAAACAAACAGAGGTGATGGGTCGGCCAACCGGCGAAGAAGCGGTTATTACCCAATACGCTAAAGATCGCAATATTGGTTTTGCGGATGCGTACGAAGAAATCAGCGGGTTTAAGAGCCGGGCTGCGTACATTAAAGCGTATCAAACGTACGCAAATGATCCAATAAGGGGGCCAGAATTCCGTGCTCAGTACCCAACCGAAGAAGACTACTTGCGCGCAAATGGCGTAGGCGGATATACAATATCTCCGAAAGCGCAGGATGTATTGAAACAATACTAGTAAAACTATGACAACTCTTCGACAGCTTGAACGTGCGTTTTTGAAGGCGCATGAAGCCGGTGATACGGAAAATGCGCAAATACTGGCAGACGAACTGCGCAGGTTAACTACGCCGCCTGTTGTCGAAGAACCCGTACCGCAGCCTCAGTCGGGACTTAAAGCCAACTTCAGAGCGGGCATCGAGCGCCTGCTGGGCGATAAAGATGCGTTTCTGGCGGGGTTTGGCGTAGAAGGTGCGGCTGAGTCCGCTGCCGCGCACCGCAAAAAAGCTGCACAAATTGCCTTCACGCCAGAGTTTACAGACCAGCCGTTTGAGTTTTTTAAGAGTGTTCTGGGCGGCTCGTTGCCGTACATGGCCGCGCCTTTGGGCGTAGGTTTAGCAGCAGCGCCTCTGGGAGTACCAGCAGCGCTTGGTTTGTCTGGCTTGGCATCCGCAGGGCAGTTTACTGGCTCGAACCTGACACGCCAGCTTGAAAGAGGTGCACGGCCTGAAGACCTTGAGTTTGGCAAAGCCGCCATTACTGCGGTGCCACAAGCCGCCCTTGATGTAATTGGCTTCCGCTATATCCCCGGTATCCGCAAAATTTTTAGCAGTGCCGGGGTGCAGATCGGCAATAAAGAAGCTGCGGGTATTGTGCAAAAGTACATCACCCCTGCGTTTACAGCGGCGGGTGTAGAAGGCGGTACCGAAGTTGGGCAGCAAGTACTGGAGCGCCTGCAAGCAGGGCTGGCAATCAATGACCCAGAAGCCCGTAAAGAATACTTCGACAGCTTCGTGGGCGGCGCTGTCCTTGGTGGTGCGTTGTCAATCCCCGGCAGCATGTTGGAAGGCGTTGGAAGAACCCCTGTACAACCTCGGCCTGAGATTCCGCCTGAAGCACCCGTATCGGAACTGGACGCACTGCAACCCGCAGGCAACCAAGAACTACTGGCGCTACCTGCGCCAGAGCAACTGCCGCAGCTTGGGTACACCCCACCCACCAGAATGCTGCCCGCACCGCCAGAGAAGTACGATGTCTACAAGCTGATGGACAGCTACGAGACGCTGAATGCCTCGTTAGATCCGTTGGCTGAGAAGATTGAAGCTGCCCGTACTGCTGGTGAAGACGATGTGGCGCGTAGTTTGATCGCGGAATACCGCGATAATGAAGCCAAAGCCAAGGCGCTTAAAGCCAAGATCGAGGAGCTTGGCGGCTTTACCGAGTCCCGTGAAGAGATTGAAGGCACACAGGCCAAGACCTTAAAGGCCATCGACGCCAAGATTGCCAAGCTACAGAACACCATCAGTGAGATGAGCCGCGCCGATGTGCGCGACTACGATGCTGTTGAAAAAGCAGAGAAGCAGCTTGAGAAGTTAAAAGCCCAACGCGCTGTAGCCGAAGAGTCCTTCCGCAAGAAGCAGGATATGCTGCGCGTCAAAGAAACCCCAGCAGGTGAACAGATTCCGATGTTTGGGGCGGACGAGGCGCAGCCTAAGTCCGAGGAAGTCTTGAAGTTCAAGACAGAGAAGGGCGACGAGTACACAGCCACAGAACTTGAGCAGGCAGGACAAGGACCAGAGCGCCCAGATCAGGCAGTACTAGGCGCAGCAGCAAAGAAAGCTGTTGCCCAGCGCGAGAGTGTGTTGGCTACACGGCGGGAAGAACTAAACGCCTTGCTGCAAAAAGATACGCGGCCAATGGATGCGTACAACCGTAATAAACACGAAGATCAAAAGCACGAAGCTTTGATGCGAGTACGGCAGCTTGAGAACGAGATTGGTGCCTTAAAAGAAGGCAAGCCAACAAAAGCAGTAAAAGAAAAGCTTGAAGGCCAGTTTAGCAGCGACGAGCTGTACGGCAACTTCAACCTGCTCAATACGGCAATCAATAATAACGACCAGAAGACGATAGATCGTGTTCTTGAGCTACGCCGTAAGGCCGACCGTGCTGCGTTTAACGCCCAGCACTCGAAGCTGACCCCGCGTGAAGAAATCTACGAACTGTTGAAAAACCGCATCGGCGGTATCTTGCGTCGGGAAAAGAACTACGACACGTACGAAGCTACGGTGGGTGACGAGCGCGTGGAGTTTTCGGTATCGGAAGAAGCGGCTAAAGAGATTCTTCGTCTGCGCAACATTGTGGAAGCGCCTCGTTCTCGTACAGTCAACGGCAAGAAGGTTCAGGTTCGCTCACTTCTCCAGCAACTGCACGATCTGTGGGATGACTACAATGCCCGTGAAGAGCAGCTTACTGCGCTGAAGAAAGCAAAAGCGCCTGCCGACAAGATTGCCAAGAAGAAACAGCAAGTAGAAAAAGCAAAAGCCAAGTACCAGAATAAGTTTGATGAGGTAGCAAAGTACCGTCAGCAGCTTGATGCTGAACTAGCCAAGCTGTACAAGACGACAGGTGAGTTTGCGCCTGTTGAAGGCACCAAGGGTGAGCCAACAATTAAGACTCCCCGCCAGAAGCAGGAAGAACTGGAGAAGCTGGGCAAGTCTGCGCGTGATACATCCAGACAAGTTAAGACCGCCGCCAAAGTGCAAGCGGGTAAGGTGAAGGTTGACAAAGAAAAGATTGCCAAAGAGCTTGGTGAGAAGACTGAAGCCTATACTGCGTACGCTGCGCCGCGTTTAAAAGAACTAAAGAATCGCGCTGACAAGTACAACAAATTTCTTACCGGCGGTCAGGAGAAGTTGGCTGCGTTGAAAGAAAAGTATACGGACCCAAAAGAGATTGCTCGTGTTGAACAAGAATTAAAAACGGCGATTGCAGTGCGTGATGCTGTGCCGGATGAGAATCCGATAGAGAAAGAAAAGGCTGATAAGAAAGTAAACAGCCTTGAAGCGCACTTAATAAATGTTAAGACGCCAAAAAACGAACGGTACAAAACCGCTGAAGCCAGCTTTGTTAAAGCGGCTAACGAAAAGCTGGCTGCCTTCCGCGCATACGAAGCGCCTGTCCTTGCAGACTTGCAAGCCAAAGCAGCGGAACTTGGTAAAGCTGCGCCTGAGTTCAAAGCGGCTGTTGCTAAAGCACAAGAAGAGTACAGCGAAACGGTTGCTGCGGGTAAACAGGAAGTTAAAGACCTACGCACTCCGCAAGTTACTCGTAAGATTGCCAAGCTGGGCAGTATGCGTACCAGTTCGGAAGAAAGCAAGTCGGCATCGCAACGTCGTCAAGAAGCTTTTGAAGCAGGACAGTCTGAAGCTAAAGGGGAGGCCTTTGACTATCAACAACGTCAAGAAGCCCGTGAGCGTACCCAAAGAGCACGAGCCGCCAAAGAAGCTAAAGGCACCGCCATGCAGGTGGCGATGACTAAAGCCGCCCAAGAAAAAGTAATAAAGGAAGTTGAAGCAAGAGAGAAAGAACAAGGCAAGTTTGCCCGTGGTGTGGAAGTTGAAAGCCCCGACTTATCGCCTGAACAAGTCAAGATGCTGGAGGCGAACAACCTCGCTGGTGTATTGCGCAGCATTGCCAATGACCCCAAGGCATCTGAAATAAATCGTGTGGTTGCGGCGCGTCTGGCCGGTATGCTAGACGCTACGGACATTGTCCTTAAAGACAAACTGTTTGATTCAGAAGGCAAGGAAGTACTGGGCGAAGCCATCAGCACCCAGATTCAGTTGTCACGCAATGGCGGTCTGTCTCAAGAAGTTCTGTTGCACGAGGCCACCCACGCTGCTGTCGAGCGCGTGATCCAGATGCCGGACAGCATGCTGACCAAAGAGCAGATTGCCGCCAAGCGCGAACTGCTTGCAATGTACAACGCGATCAAGAACGACCCCAAGATCACCAGCGCCAACGCCAAGAGCAGCCTGTCCGAGTTTGCTGCTGAAGTCTTCTCGAACAGGAACCTACAAGAGCAACTGCGCAATAAGAAGTGGAAAGGCTCCAGCCTGTGGGAAGGTCTGAAGAGCGTCATCCTGCGTATGCTTGGCGTGAAGATTCCAGAGAACATGCTGGGCAATGCGCTCAAAGCTGTTGATCTGTTGATGATTCCTTCCAGCAGCAAGATTGGTCGTGCTGAAAAACCGGTCAGTAGGAAGTACTCAGCCAAAGACATTGCGGCGCTGCACACCGGTAGTAACTCGATGAAGCAGTTTGCGGAACAGTTTGGTCCTGAGATCAAACAGAAAGACCGTACGCCAGAAGATGTGGATCGTTTAGCGGCGGGTTATCTTGCCATGATGAACACACATCCGGAAGACTACATAAAACAGGCATTTGTTACCGCTATTAATTGGGATTCTTTTAGTCGTATGCCTGATGGCAGACAGTACGACGCGTCAAACGTAGAAGACTTTTTTACCGCTGACCCGCAAGTAATTGCGTATGCATCAATGGACCCGTCCGATCAAATGCTTGAGGCGGATGACGTTAATAAAAAACGAATTCAAGACATCATAGATTTAACGGAGTACTTACGTCAAAACCCAGATTACACGCTGGCAGAACAGGCGTTGGTGGCTAAAGCTGCGTCTAAGTACAGTGTTATAGCGGATAAAAACGGGCGGTTAAAACTCGTAACCATATCCGATGACAACCTTCACCCTGTTGCTGTGATTGGGCATGACTCCGCCAACGCAATTATTGAAGAGCTTCGCGCTGGCAAAGGACTGAAAGATGCGTTCCTTGATGGGTTGCAAAAACGGGCGGATCGCAACAAACAATTAAATCTTGGCAAGCAGGGTTGGAAGAAGTTTGCGCAGGCCGACGACTATGATGCAGCAGTAGCTCTCAACGCGGGAGCGGCGGGTACTTCGTGGTGTACCGGTAGAGATGTCGGTACTGCAAAAGAACAGTTGAACAGAGGCGATTTTTACATTTACTACAGTAACGGTGTGCCAGAAGTCGCCATTCGAATGAATGGTACAACATCAATCGGGGAGATTCGCGGAAATACACCCAACCAATCTTTGTCTGATGCGCAACAAAAAATAGCTTCTGATTTTTTAAAGAAGAGAAGTTTTGCTGGCAGCCAAGACTATTTGGATGGCGTTGAGTTTAGAAAAGTAATGCTTGATGCAATACAAACCGAAGGAACTCTAACTCCAGAACAAACCGTTCGTTTCTTTAAAGCCGCAGACAGTACGACAAAACAACACATGGCTGAGGCGTTAGAAGATTCAAAAACTAAAATTACAACAGGTTTTTTACAGGATCTTCCAATGTTTGGTTACGGCACGTATGTGTCAGAAAAAGTAGTGCGTAAAGTAGATGATGTTTTTGTGCGCTCTGCCGTTAATGCGTATAAAGAAGGCCACTTTTTTATGGACTCTTTGACTTTAACCGGGGATCGCAATGATGCAAACGGGGTTGTGTCAGTCAGTCTTCCAGCGCCGTATTTTAGTACTGCTCAACGGGATAGCATACAAGAGCAAGCGGATAAAATTTTTAAAAAAATTGCCGCTGATGCAGTAGCTCAAAAAGCAGAAAGCATTCAAATTAGTGGTCGAACACTTTTGTTGCCTCGTGGAAAGACGCCAGAAGAAAAAATTGCGTATGTGTACAAAGCACTACGCAGAATTTCCGACGGCCACGTATCGTTTGCAACAAAAATAACAGATGTTAAAGCGCTGGGCACTATTAACTTTGCGGCAAAAAATAACATTGAGTTTACCCAACTTGTTCAGGTAAAGCATGTGTACATGGGACAAACCGAAGACGCGCTTATTTTGCCTAAAGTTAAAAGCATAACTGAAGTGCTTGTTCGTGGCGAAGACCCCGTAATGCCAACACTAAGTGTGGCAGATGGAACGCAAATACAGTTTGTTGAATCTTCGAGAGACTACGCTACTTTATTGTTGGATGGCGACGCACGTATTAATCGTTTAACACTTAATGCTGGCGGTAACACGCTGCATTTGATAGCGCCAGATGTAACTCAAATTGATGTAATAGATAACGAACCTAACACAAGAAAAATAGTAGATGCAACTTTTGATTTATTTTCAACTACTATTCCCGCAGATGTGTACAGCGTTAAACGTCAAGTTGTTTTAAACAGGGACGGTAGCATTACTACCCCGGAAGACAGCGCGCTTGTGGTTAGTGCTATTAAAGATTTTGGTGAAGACGCTTATTATTCTGTGGCAAAGCAAATGCAATCGTTTGCCAAAGAACTGTTTAAATTAATGACGCCAAATGATTTTGCAAAATTTAATGCTAATTTTGACACTCGATTGGAACGGCAAGAAGAATACTTTGGGACGCCCAGTACTGGAATAGATGCAGAAGGCGTTTTGCAGTTTCAACTGCGTTCGTTGATAACAAACCGTGACTTGCCCGAACTAAATAATGTTATTAAAAAAATAAAAGAAGCTTTGGCTTCGGTTGGCGTAGCCAAAAAGAACATACAGTTTGAGCCGCTTATGGTTGGTGAGTTGACTGCACCGGAATTAAAGCAAGAAGAAACAGTTGTTGACGCTGACTATGTTGAGGTTCCAGAACAGCCACGCTACGCCCCCAAGGACGTTGGCGTTCAGGAAGAGAAGCCGGGTTTCTTTTCTTTCCGGTCGAAAGAAGAGCCAACAGATATGGCCTCGTCGTTTGTTGGTAAGTCGAAGTCAACAAAAGATACCCTGATGGGCAACATCCTTGGTCTGACAGGCCGGGTGCAGTTTGTTGACCGCTTTGCTGCGTTGTCTGAGGCGTTCAAGAAGGGTAAGGACGAGGGGCTTATCAGTTCGCTGGAAGCGACACAGGGTGAGTACTACCTTCGTTTTGGTGAGCAGCGCAGCCAGTATGCGACTCAGGCGCTGACCAGTGGTTCTTTGCATTTGAAAAAACTGGATGACGGTAAGGGCTACATTTACGAAAGCCGTCCCGGCGCTAACATGATTAAGGTGGCAGAAGCCCTGTCGAAGTCCGGCATCAAGAACGACACCCAAGCCGAAGCGATGCTGACCGCATATATTGCAGGTCTTCGCGCTGAGAAGGTGGGCTGGGAGAAGCTGAACCTGAAAGACCCTGCTCGGTCTAAAGCAGAACACGCTGAAGTCATGGCGTATCTGAAGCAGAACCCGCAAGCCAAAGATGCGTTCGTTGAAGCCAATAGAATCTATCAGGAGTACAACAACGGCTTGGTAGATTTCCTTGTGCAGACTGGCGCTATGTCGCAGAAGCAAGCCGCTGAATTGAAGGCGTTGCCTTATGTACCGTTCTACCGCATGAACGGCGACGTTGTTGAACTGATGGTGGACAAAGAGCGTCCTGTTCGTATTGGTAATATCAAGGATGAGCCAGAGCTTCAGCAACTGGTGGGCAGCAACGACCAGATCATGCCGATCTTTACCAGCGCCGTGCAGAACACGTTCATGCTGACGAACATGGCTTTGCGTAACCAGATGGTCAAGGACTCTGCGTTCCTCCTGCGCAAGCTGGGTATTGCCAGCACACTGGATGAAGGTAGTGGTCCTTCTGGCCCCAACACCGTGCGCTTCAAAGTCAAGGGCGAAGATCACTTTGCGGTGATTGACAGCAACGATTTTGGCATCCCAGCTGATCTGATCGTCAAAGGTATGGAAGGTATCAAGACCACGCTGCCGTTTGCGATCAAGGCGATGGGTATGCCTGCCGACATCCTGCGTAAGTTCGTGACTCGCAACCCAGCATACGCCTTGAAGCAGGCTATCCGTGATCCGCTGACTGCATGGATGACCACAGGAACTAGCGGTGTGCCGATCTTGAATTCGTTCAAGGAACTTTCCAGTATGGTGGCCGGGCGCAGCGAAGTAGAGCGCAAGCTTATGGCCTCTGGTGCCATATCCAGTAACGTCTTTACTGGCGACCAGCGCGATATGGACAAAGCCTTGCGTGACATAACAGCGGGGAAACCGGGCTGGGCAAAACTAATGGCTCGTGCTGATGCGTTTGCGATGCAAGGCGATGCTGCTACTCGTGCGGTTGTTTATAAAGATTCGATTGCCAAAGGCATGTCGGAGATGGAGGCGCTGCTGCGTACGCTGGAGTCGATGAACTTTAGCCGTCGTGGTTTGTCTCCCAGTATGCAAGCGCTGAGTGTCATGATCCCGTTCTTCAATGCGCAGATTCAGGGTCTCGACGTTCTGTACCGTGCATTCAAAGGCGAGATGCCGTTTAATGAGCAGCTTGAGATTCGCAAGAAGCTTTTCCAACGCGGGTTGCTGCTGGCCGCAGGCACGATGGCGTACGCCGCCATGATGCAAGATGACGAAGCGTACAAAAACGCCAAGCCTGAAGAGCGTCTGGCTAACTGGTTTGTTTATATTCCGGGCGAAGAAGAGCCGCTGAAGGTGCCTATCCCATTTGAATTGGGCTACCTGTTCAAAGCGTTGCCGGAGGCGGTGTTCAATATGGGCGCTGACGATAGGAAGTCAGAGGACATCACCAAGGGTATGGGTAAGCTGGTGGCGCTGTCGAACCCGCTCAGTCTGCCGCAAGCGGTCAAGCCCGTTGTTGAGTTGTATCTGGGTAAGTCGTTCTTTGCCGGTGACATCGAGTCGCAGCGCGAGGTCAAAACCATGCTGCCAACCGAACGCTATCGTGAGTCCACGACTGAACTTGCCAAGTTGCTGGGCGGCATCACGGGTGATGCAGGCATCACGCCAATCGGTTGGGATCATCTGACACGTGGCTACACGGGTTCTTTGGGTATTGCGTTGGTGTCATTGGCCAACCCGCTGTTGAATACGGAAGCTGCTGAAGTAGCGAAGCCCACCAAGAAGATGCACGACACGCCGTTCATTGGCGGTATGTTCCAGCCGGTTGAAGGCCGGGGCACGTTGGATGCAGGGTACGAGCGTATGTTGGAGATTCAGCAAGCCAAGGGGACATTCGGTAGGTTGCTGACAGAAGGCAAGCGGGATCAAGCCCGTGAGTTTTTGGATGAGTACCGCAACAAAGTAATTTACGCTTCGTTGTCAGGCACTGTGCAACAGAAGGTGGGCGAACTGTCGAAACTGCGCCGCGATGTAATTGCCAATCCGTTTATGTCAGAAGAAGATAAGACTAAGCGGGTTGAGCAGATTGATAAGATTCGCAACAACTATGTTGAAAAGTTCCTGTCGGTCACCGACTAAACCAGACCCCGACAAGGCCGTTCTTTACTCCCACGCTGGCCTTGGCGTGGAAGATGCGGTGAGCTAAAGCTTTGCGGAGGCCGTCTTGTATGACGGCCTCCGTGTCCAGACAAGGGACGAAGAACCCCTGCCCACGTTTAAGCTGCGACCAAGGGTACGTTACCTGTAAAGTCTTCTTCATCGGAACGTCTGGTTATCTTCATGACGGACACACGCATCGGTGGTCCTTTGGTTTTGGCGGTCATGTCTTTCTTGGGCATGTACGACACCATGAACTGCTCTTCCAAATACTTCTTGAAGTCGGCGTAGCCGAAGCTCATGGTGGAGCAGAACGCTTTTAATAATCGCTCCTCGATGTAGTAGTCCGTGAACCCGACAGTCGCGCCATGCTCGATGCGCCCCATGATCTTGGTTCGGGTTGTGGACGCATCAATCGCCCCACCGTTGCCAAGCTCTGCCAGCACACCGTCAGTTGAGTTGAACTTCACAATAATGAAATTGCCGTAGTACTCCTGAGTAAATGAGTTCAGCACATCCTCAGCAGAGCGTGTGCCGGTGTTGATGGCATTACGCATGTACCGCACGGCGTTGCCGAACGTATCCAACACAGGCTGCATCGGGATGTTGATTGCACCGCAGTGCTCATCGGAAAACAGAATCCCTGCGGCCACCGCAGCGCCAATAGCCGCCATCCAGAAACGCTCATCATTGGTAGCACGGTACTCACCATACATACGCCTGACTACTTGCGGAACCAACTCTTTAATCTTGTCCAGATTCTGGACCATATACTCGACGAGCATGTGCCCTGCGACCGCGTAATTATCCGCCAACGACTTAATGATCTCAATCTCATGTGGTTCCCATGTAAGTACATCATTCATTGCAAACTCAAGCACACGCCGCAGTTCGCCTTCCGCAGAGTGGGATTGAGCGCCTGTGAAGTAGTCCACCACGTACGTGTTGGAAGACATGATGGCCGTGTCCATCCACGTGGACAAGTTCATACGCTCCTTGTTGGAGCCAGACTCCATACGCTCCTTGCCCCGCCCGTTGGTCATGTCCAGTACGAACTCGGAGAACCACCCAAAGTCTTTCCGGTTCTTCGCGGTGATCTCATCCGTTATCAGGGGGATGCTATGCAAGAGACCCAAGCGCTGTTGCATGGCCACAGGAGACGTACCTTTACTGGTACGGTAGTGCACCGGGTGACCCCAGACAGAAGCCGCAGCCTCCAGCGCCAACGATTTACCTGTACCGGAGTTGGTTGAGCCGCAGTGGAACGTCATACCGTAAATGCCTGTGAAGCGCATAAGCGGGCCACCTGCTCCTGCCAGCATGATGCACACGTGCTGCCACATCTTCTTCTGGATGAACAGGTTGATGACCGCCCGCCACTGCTCGATTGAGCCGGTGGGTTTGGTGTTGGCAACGATGTTCTCCAGCCCTTCCATGGGCACTTCGATCTGACCAGTGGGCGTGTATATCTTCCCGGCAAAGACGAACGTATCGTCCTCCTGCCAGCCGTAGCTGGTGGGCACACTGACTGTGCGCTTCTCAACGCTTACCTTCTCCACACAGGCACGGACGTAGTCGTACAGGTTCTTGTCGTTACCTGAGCCGAAGGACGCCAGAATGTTCTGGTTGGCAAGGTGCTTCATGGTCTCATCCTTACTGACGATACTCTTCTGGGGAATGGTGATGGTGTTGGGGTTGCCGTTCCTGATCGCCATCATGTGTACCGTGTGTTCGCCCCCGGAGTTCAGGATGTCCACAGGGAACAAGTCGTAGGGGATCAGCATGATCTGGCGCTTGATCTTGTTGCCGTTAGCGTCCTCATCGTCCTTCTCGATGAACACCCCGCCCTGCTTGCCATAGGCGTAGCCCTTGGGTGGTTCAGGACGCAGCACCTTGCGGGCATACGCCTCGTTCTCCACCTGCACGTCGATCTCTTTGGGCGCTACCTCAACCGCATACTCGCGCCCCAATGCCAGCGGGTTGGTGATCTTGCCCCAATGTGTACAGGATGTGCATATGCCGGGGTTCTCGGAGTCAAACTTAGTGCAGGGGTACGGACCTTTGATCTCCCGCAGCTTGGTGTTCATCCGGTCTTCGTCATATGGGTGAAGCTGAGACAGCCAGATGACCGCCTTGGGCGCTTCCTCGCACTTCTGCGCTATCGACAGCAACCCACGCCACAGCGGCTCCATGCCATCCTGCTCGGCATTCTCCATGTAGTATGCAAGCTGACCGCAGCCTGTGCCCTGCTTGGTACGATCAAATATCTTGCGAAACTTAGTCACTGAGTTCTCGAACAGCTTGACGCTGGTGCCTGTGGTTTCCGTATTGGCGGGCAGAGTTGGGCGTTGACCGGGAAGCTCGACCACGTTGGCCGGGGGTGTGGGCTTGGACTCGTAGGGGGTACCGGCCAGATGCTTGGTGACCAGCGCCTTGATGTCCTCGATGTCGAACAAGTCCCCCTCGTTCATGAAGCGCACGTTAGTTACCCCACGCACCTTCTTGCCGCTTTTGACCCCGTTATTGATCGTCCCCGGCACCCGCAGGATACGTGAGGCGTCGCCCGTCACAGTCGCGTCAATAGCCAGCTTCTTGGAGAAGCACAGGCGCTTGAACTGCTCGGCCACCGGCTTCCACACCGACTTGGGCAACGCTTCTTTCAACGGCCAGTATGCGTGTACCCCACCGCCCGAATGGACGAACCAAGGCTGGCCAAGACCTGACAGGCCGACCTCATCGATGAACGCCATGATGGCTTCGAACCCAGCCTTGGGAGACGGGTAGCCCTTCTGTTTGATTACGCCGCTTGCATCCGGCAAGTCCAGCGGGTGGTTACAGTCCACATCAATAGCGATGCACTTGACCATCTCCACATTGGGTGCGGTGCGGTCATCAGGGTTTTTAAATGTCCCCAGTGCGAAGTACGTGTCGTAACCATTCAGCTTGCAACTTTCAATCGTCTGCTCAAGTTCCTCCAGTGTCTCCTTGTACACGTGCTCTTTGTACTTCGATGTCAGTTCCGCCACGCAGTAGTACCCGTTACCCGGTGGTGGGAGAACCGCCGCCATAAAATCAAGCGGGTTCATAGTTATCCTTTATTGTTTTAGTCGAACAACGGAAGCTGGTTGGGGTCTGACGTTTTGTAGTCTGTTGCGCGTATCTGTGCCGCTTCAACAAACGTAGCCAAGCGACGAATAAGTTCTTTCTGAAAGTCGATGGGCATACCGACATCGGGTTCAAACATCAAGAGCGATGCGCTCAGGAGTTCTTTATCTGTCAGGGCTTTAGGTTGTATTCTTTGCATATTCTTCTCCATGCTTCGTCCGCGGTTTTAGATGACTGCATAATCTTTAGCATCAGTTCGACACGATCTTGGTAGCCGACAAACACTTCGGTCTTACCCATCATCCAGTTATAAACAGTCTGTCGTGTCACACCAAGCACGTATGCAATCTTGGTTACAGGAAATTCCAAATAGATAGCCCAACGCCCAAGCTGGTTGCCCGGTGTCTTAGGCGCTGCTGCAACGGCATCTATTATTTTTTGAGAGTAGGCCATGTGGTTTATGTGTGGTTAGAAGTGCGGGGTCACTGAGCCTGTGAAACTTTCCGAAAGGATGCCCAGCCCCCGCTGCCGGTGTTATTAGCGCCACCTCCGGCTGGGCTATTGGGTGGGGTACTCGCTGCGTCTGTGCCGCATTACATCCAGTTATTTACCGGCGTGGCGCACACAGCATCCGCTTTCCCCCATGAACTTACTCGTCGTCCCAGTCAGCCACGATGTCGGCCAGCTTGCCCTTCTTCTCAGGCACAGCGGATGGCTTCGCAGCATCCTTACGAACTTCTGGCTCGGACTCGTCTTCTTCAACGACTTCGGCTTTCTTCTTAGCGGTCTTGGCCTTGGGTGCTGGTGCTTCCTCTTCAGCCTCAACAACAGGTGCTTTACCCGGCAGAGCAGGGGCAGCGTTTGATTTCACGCCATCTGTCTGCGCCACAGTCATCACGACTGCACGTTGTGCGTCAGTGCTGTCAGCTTGCGTCTTGACCACGGCGTACTCGTCATTGGTCAACCAACGGATCGGAGCAAAGAACAGCTTGGGTGACTCCGCTTTGGTATCGAACTTCATGCGGGTAACGATCTGCTCTGGGTTGATCGGCGGGTTGGACAAGGCCAGATGACGCGCAAATGCCTGAAGCGGACGCTTGTCGCCGTCTTCCTTACCGAACACCGATGTCGCTGGCAACGTCAACTGCATGACATCACCGCCGGGGTTGTTCTCCAACACCACAGCCAGACGCTGCTGATAACGGCAAGCGCGGCTATTACCCTGACCCGAACCGGCTTGGTTCTGTGGGCACGACAGGCAGGTCTGCGCTTGTTTGTTTCTCGCACCAGCATCAGGCTTCTCACCATCGTTAGACCAGCAGTCAGGCGCAGCAGCGGCAGCATCCTTATCGTATGCACCAGCGTAAAAAATACGGCTGACCTTGGGTGCGGCTTTGACGATAATCACATCGAGGTGACGGTCTTCGATGGCAGCAATCTCTTTACCACCCGACACCAGACGGAACACGCCGCCCTTGATCGAGATGCGCTTGACGCTACCACCAGTGCCACCACCGGTAAGAGCCAGTGCGGTTTCAGACAGTTCGTTGTTACGTGCGAAGTCGGGTACTTGTGCGGGATTGAATACAGTTAGATCGGACATATAGATTCTCACTTAGTAGGTTTAGTCACACGAACTTCGAAGTCCGTGTACGCGTTTAATCCGGGTGGTACAAGCGCCGGATTTTCTTCAAGGAACCGCGCCATGTTGGCTTGCGCAATCCGTTTCTCCAACAGGTCAACGACATCGTGCTCGATGATGAACTTCTTGAACGAGTCCCAGTCCTGTGTGTTGTAACGGGTTTTGTTTACCAATGACACGGTACCGAAGGTGGTGTTGACCGACTTGACGCCAAGCGCTTTCATCTGGTCTTTCATTGCGAAACGAAGTTCGTCTTGCTGTGCTTTGAGTTGTTCCAACTTGGTGTCGTACTCTTGCGTCAGCGTGTCGATCTCCGTCTTTATCTTGCGATAAATTTTTGCGAGTTTATCCAGCGGAATGATCTCGTCACTCATTTGCTTCTCCTATTGTTTTTGTCTAGCGTTTGACAGATTACTGTGGTTTGGTTTTGATTGCAACCCCCTTTCACGTTTTTATTTCAGCGTTGAACATCTCCGTTAACAGAGTGTTATCTGTGACCTTGCCCTCCAGCGCCTTGAACATACGCTTCTCAATCGGACTGCCTTGAATGTGAATGACAGTGACTTTGTCTGAGTTCTGCCCCTTGCGGTCAGCCCGTGCGATGCACTGGATATATTGTTCAACAGACATCAACGGACCGAAGAACACCACCGTGTCAGCCGCAGTCAGAGTGATACCGTGTGCAGTTGCTTGAGGCTGCATGACAAGCACTCGTGGGTCTTTCTCTGTCTGGAAACGTCGAATAATGTCTGCGCGTTTGGGCGGTGTGATGTCACCGTGGATGACCTCGGCAGTGATGTTTCTTTTGAGCAAGTGCGTGTGTATGGTGCTGATGGTGCTGCGGAACAAAGCGAAGATGATGACCTTGCGCGAGGTCTCTTCCAGTATTTCCTCCAGCACTGAGAGGCGTGGGGCAGCATCGAACTCAATGACTTCTTTGTCGTCCGTGTATGCTGCACCGCATGATATTTGCAAGAGCTTAGATACCCCGGCAGCGGCATTCACAGCAGTGATGGTCTCCCCTGCTGCTTGCACCATCATGCGTTCCTTCAGCAGGTTGTAGTACTTGGCTTGCTGTGGTGTCAGTGGTACCTCTCGCGTCATGGTGAGTACTGGTGGCAAGTCAAGGCACTGCTCTTTGGTAAAGCGTATGGCGGGCTGCAAGGCTTCGTGAACATCCTGCGCTGCGCTGGCCTTGGGCACCCACTTAAACTGCGTGACTTTGTTCATGACCTTATCGCGCCAGCCTGTGAAGAACTTAGGCACACCATCAGGGTTGACCAGACGCGCCAAGCCGTACGCATCCGCAGGTGACTGCGATGCTGGCGTACCCGTCATCATCCACAGGTGGGTGTTGGGTCCGACAATAGACTTCAACGCCTTCCAACGCTTGGTGGTCATGGTCTTGTATGCGTTGGCTTCATCGACAATGATTAGATCAAAGCGACCATCGTTGATGATCTCATCCGCAATAAGATTCAAGCCATCGTAGTTAGCGATCACGAACTCGTAGTCTTGCTGAACCATCTCGATACGGCGACTAGCTTGCGCGTGGTGCGCGATAACGGCAGAGCGATGGATGATGCTGTTGTTCAAGTCACCTAGCCATGCTGACTGCATGATGGAGAGCGGGCACAGAATGAGACAGCGCCGTACATCCCCACGTTGCATCAAGTAGTCCGCCGCCCAAAGAGCCGATAGAGTCTTGCCAGTTCCCGGCTCCGAGAACACAAACGCCTTCTTATGCATAGTGAGAAACGCCGCCGTTTCAATCTGGTGTGCCATAGGTTTATACTTTCCGGGCCAAGCATACCGACGAGTAATTGGCGACGGGACATTTTTGACACCGAGATTCTTGAGTACACGTACTTCATCTAGCCCCCAGTAAACAGCGATTTCTGATGTACCGTCAGCGCTTTTGTTGAGTATTTTATGTTTAGGAATTACCCGATACTTATCGGGGTTGCGAGTGCGAAAGAGCAACGCTTTGTTATCGACGATCTGCATTTACTTCCCCTATTTATTATCACTTCTGTTTGCTGACTTGCTGCGAACTCTGAGGTTGCTCTTTGTGGTTGTGCCGCCTGAACGCAGCGGCTTCTTGTGGTCTACATCTTTGCCATCACCTTTAGTAACAGCGCCCGTCTTCTCCATCATGCGCCTAGCTTTGACTCGCTCGGCACGGTTTTTAACTTGCTCTGGCTTGCCGTGGTAGTTTTCGTACTCGGACTTGTAGTTGCGTGTCATTTAATTTCTCCAAAAACTGGTTGAGTTGGGGGAGTGGCAACCCATGAATTGTGCGCGGGTATGTATAGAAGTACTACGTCTAACACGCCATCCACATAAACATTAATTCGCTTTATGTTTTCATCTATCGCAACAAAAGCCTGTGCTGTTTGTTGTATGTTGGGTGTTTGTCCTTCTGATACGTGCAAAGAACCGGTGTTGCTGTTGAAATCAATACTCATATGTTCTACTTCGCAGCCACAACTAAACATAATTAACTCCTTGGATGGTTGGCACAGGTGGTTACAGGACACCACGGGCATAGTGGAGAAGGTCTTGGGTTCCATACGCCTGTTGCATGAGCCTGCTCGATACGAGCGATGCGCTCTCTGTAATCCCACCACGCGGGTTCTGCTTCGTCCACGGTCATACTCAGCTTGACCATGTCATTCTTTACTACGAACAACAGCGCAGCATTCACTTTGCGAATGTGCGGGAAGTGCGCAAACACCATCATGGCCATGAGCTTTAACTGCTCTCGGTCTGGGTATTTGTTGTTGCCTGTCTTGTAGTCCACAATCCAAGCTGTTAGGTTGTCGTCATCAATAATCAGTAAGTCTGCGATACCCCTGACCCACACAGCCTCATCCTTCCAGCCGCATGGGTTTAGGTCAATGGTCAGCGCCATCTGGTATTCGCATAGCTTCCTACCCGGCTTGGCCACCAATGCATCGAGCGTGTCTTTGACGAAGGCGAACTGCTCTGGGATGGGGGTACCATCCCGCACGTAGTCCTCTGCTGCCTTGTGAAGTTCGGTGCCGTACTTGGTGGCCTCGGTCTCTTTGAACTGGTAGTTCTTCAAGACACGAACTTCTTGGTAACGCTTGGCACAGCCCTCGTAATCCTTCAAGGCACTGTGCGACCAGACGACTTTATTTTTCATCGGTATCTCTCAAGGGTTCTTGGCAACGAATAACCGCGAGTCCTGCATGACCCATGTACCCACCGCAGACGGATGACCAGCTTTGTGTAAAGCAGGAAACTTCACCCTTGTGTGGGCAGTCTTTAGCGTGTAATGGGAAAGCACCCTCGGTGCTGTTGGGATACGGCTTAATTGCAACCGCCCTGTACGTTTCCATTCTTATTTTTTTATTTTCTTCATCGTAGTAAATTTCGGTAATCATTCAAACCTCGCAGAGTCAATGGCTTCTGACAGCCGGTGGGCAAACTCGGTAACAAACTTCTCGTTGCGGTTAAGTCGGTGCTCATCCATGTCGTACAGGATGGCATGTACCAACTCATGCCAGAACGAATCGTTCATTTCTTTTCTTGAGTACCGCCTACCAGTGACGCTGCTCTTCTTGCCAAGCTCAATACGGTTGCGGTCGTAATGCACTCGCGCCATGTCACCGTCTTTCAGCATCGTCTCCAATATGTCAACGGTGTACAGCTTCCTACCTACTCTGATCTTGCGTGGTAACTCTAACTTCTGTTTTCTGGTTTTATCCAATTGCTTCTCCTTTAGTTCTTAGCCATGCCATACCGCTTGTGTGTACCACCATCTGCTGATAACGGAATCCCCCGCATGTATGAAGGCTCCATAGTCATCTGCGCCAAAACCCAATCTAAGGCTTCAGCGGCTTCTCCTTCCGGCACCATGGCGATCTGTTCATCATGGACGGTGCCAACCACAGGGTATCTTTTAGATACCCGCAGCATCCCATCAGTCATCACAATACGTGCCAATGCCTGAGTAACATTGTTTGTTACTTTACCTGCGTACAACTTGGTAGCGTCTGGCCCGTATACCCACTGGCTCCTACCTTTATCGTCTGGTTCGATGCGTAAGTCTGGATAAAGCAGTTTCATTCCGTTGGGCAATTCAATCTCGCCCTTACGGAAGATTAGACATTTATACACGAACTCCTCGCCACCGTAAAGACTGCGCTCGATCAAGCCTGTACACATTTCCCAAAAGGAAACAACCGGGTAGGCGGTCTTGCGGTAGATGTCGATGATGCGCTTGGCTGCGATGGCGTGATACACCAACTCTTTCAAGCTACATGTGTGGGGGATGTCCCGCAGCTTGGCCTCGGTGTCCTGCCAACTCAAAAACTCTTCTGCAAGTTTCTGGTTAGCTCCCAACTGTCTGGCAAATGTCGCCTCGTATCGCACAGGAGGAGCGCCCAGAAAGCCGGTCAGCAACTGGCTGGCAAAGCTTGCCCAACCCAACCCATACCCACAGCCAAGCAACGCTGACTTAGCGCTCTGCCGTAGCTCTGGATGGCTGTCCTTGGTCATGTTAGGGATACGAAACATCTGCGCCCCGAAGGCAGCGTAGGGGTCTACCCCTGCGCGGAAGATACCCAGCATCTCGTCGTAGTCCGACAGCCATGCCAACACCCTCGGCTCGATCTGAGACAAGTCACCCACGACCAGTGCGTACCCATCAGGAGCCATGATCGCCTTGCGCAAGAAGCTGCCACGCTTTAGGTTCTGCATGTTGATTGCGCTCCCCTTGGCTGCCGTCCACCGCCCAGTAGTCGCACCGTAGTAGGCAAGCGGTACGGGCAGTGGACCACGGCTTGAGATGTCTAAGAATCTTTGCGCTCGTGTGCGCTCAGTCGTAGATTTAACTCGCAGTCGTGCTTCGCATAAGAGTCGGACATCTTCTTTGTCGCTATGCAATAGTGCTTGGAACATAGCGTCATTCTTAGCAAGTGCAAGCGTCTGCTTACCTGTCGTCTTACTCTTCTTGTATGGAACTGCACATCCCAGCGAAGCCAAAATATCCGCGAACTTAGGGTTACTCGCCAGCGTTGCATCGTCCACGTTAAGTCGCGCCAAAAGTTCTTCACGTGTTGTCCTTTCTTCTTCAATGGCTTGGAACAGCATCTGCTCATCGAGCACCAAGCGTGGTTGGGTGTACATCTTTAGCGTCATGTCGATTAACCGTAACTCAGATGCAGGGTAGCCATCGACTAAACGCTTAAAGATTTCTTCGCACAGGTACACATCATGGCGGCAGTAATCCGCCAACTCCTGCTCAACGTGGAACGGTAACTCGTCAAGGTAGTTCTCTGACGAAGCCAGCCCCTGCCCCTTGGCCTCAAGACCGAAGTCCTCTGCCATCTTCTTCAAGCTGTTGCCAGCCTCGACACCGCGCACAGCACGACCCATGGACAGCGTGTCAAAGATAAACGCAGGATGACAGCCGTACACCCACGCCAGTATGGACACATCGAACAGCGCGTTCTGAGCAACGACTGCGGTCTTACTCCAGTCAAAATCTTTCGCCCACTTCTCGATGTCACGGCCACGTACCCATGTGGCAGGTAACGGGTCACCGTAGTCCTTCCAACACAACCCCCATGCTTTGAAGCGTGGGTCACGCAGGTACTCTTCGTTCGTCTGGCAAGAGAAGCCAAGCTTCACAGCCCGCCCCCATGCAGTCTCGAAGTCAAGTACGATGATTCGTTCGTATGGTTTACTCAAGTGTTCTTCTCCTTCAGCTTTTGCTCTGCTTTTTTAATGTTGACTAAGTCAGGTCTGCCGCAGTCCAGTATTTCTTTTATTTCCTCATCCGTCAGCCCTACCCATGTATCGCCACGATCCCACGGCAATGGGTGACCGGATAACTCATACGCTTTGTGCCGCCAATTCTTGGCGCTCTCTTTGTATCGTTCGCAGTTCGGACATTCGCTCATGTGTTCTTCTCCTTTAGCTTGGCTTCGATGTCTCTGGCAATGTTTGAATACAGAGGCCATGCCCGATCTTTTTTATGCAAAGCGTCAATCTCACCATCCGTCAGCCCCTGCCATTCGCGCTTTACTTTCAACGCCGCTTGCCATCCTTCCCATGCCCAGTAGACAGGGGTGTCTACACTATACGGATTGTTCTTGGGAATATTATCCGCGTCCCACCTGCCGTAAGATGCGTCACGTGTCACGGCGTCTGAATCCCACCACTTGTTAAATTCTTCAGTCATTTGCTTCTCCTTGTTTTAGTTGAACTGCTCTTTTGGTGGTGCATCCATCGTGTTTACAAACACAAAGTAATCTTCGACTGACTTGATTAGATTGTGCGTCTCCATGTCGGTTGCGTTGAGTGATATGACTTCGTGTATCGGGCTGTCTGGCAGCGAGATTATCACCACCCCCTGTGCTGCATCTTTGCCGTAACACTTTGCCAGTGCTTCAATCAGATTACGAAAGTGTTCTCTCTCGTCCTCATTCATCTCCTCTAATCGCTTGGCAAAAGCTCTTGGATCAGACATGTCAATAACCTCCTTAGCTCATCTGTGTTGTCTTCACGGGCAACGAAAGCGAAGCCCCCTGCTTCTTTAATACTTTCAATCTCCCGCTCCTGCAAAGCCGTAAGCTGCCCCTTCCCTGCCTTGCACTCGATGGCCACGAACAAACCCATGAAGCACCCGACAACGTCAGGTACTCCAGAGCGCCCATACCCATGCGTAGCAGGGAAGAAGTAGTAAATGCGAAGCTCATCAAGCAGCTTCTTTACCTTCGCTTTGACTTTCGCTTCGGGGGTCATGTGTTTGCTTCTTCCTTATCTCTTGGACTTCTTCAAGTTCTTCTTCCGACATGTACTGCTCAAGCGTGTAGAACCGATCATCACAAGCCAAACACCTGCGCTTGCGTACTACCATGTCCTCAATACGCCGCGTGTCGTAGGTAACGATCTTACTGTTGGCACAACTTGGACACTTCATAACTTATGACCTCTCATCTGTCTGCACAACTCACGCTGTGCGTTATCAAAATCCGGGCTGATCTCCGATACACCGCAAGGCAGCTTCGTGGGCTGCGTCAGCGCCCGATGTCCCCAATACACAGAGAACAACGCAACGCATACATAGAAGCCCACGGCTACTGCGACATACCATCTCATTTGAGAAGCGCACCGAAGCGCGTAGGATTGCCGACACCCATGAATATCTCAGCCGCTTCTTTGGCTTCTTCATCGGTCATGTTGTTCAGGTTTATGGTTCTCCCGTCCAGTGTCTGCACCGCTTCGATACCGCCCATGAGTTCTTTGTTCTTCTCAAGGAAGTCCACGATGAACTGTCGTGATGTACGTATTTCACTCATTATTCTGCCCTCGCTTTCATCATTGCATCCGCAAAGCAATACGCTACGTCTGCTATGTTTTCACAATCGTCTTCGTAATCCCACTCGTACTCCTTATGGTAGATAGCGTGTACTTCTTTGACCATATTAAACGCCACAGGCAACGCTGCTGTCGCAAAGTAATCGCGTAAGTCCATGCCCTGCTGGCCCGTCATGTTTGGAAATGCTTTCATTCTGTCTTCCCCTTTATCAAGTCAATCATCTCGCAGTAAGCAGCTTTGCTGCCCTCATGCGTCTTGGCTGTTATCATCTCGTGCGCTACCTTGAACAGATCAGAAAGCTTGCGCAGTGCTGCTGCCGCTTCGGTGTCCATCTCACCACGCGCATTGTCGTCAAGGTAGTCTGCGAGTTCTCGCAGTGTTGGTTTGCTCACCAGAGTGCCCTCCCATGTGTGGCTTCGGTTGGTTTAACTTCTTTCTCCTTGGCCTTGGTCACAAGCTTCCAGCCCGGCTGAACAAACTTCTCTGCCTCATGCCGGTCATGGAATTTGCGAAACAAAACCCCCTCGTCATCATAGACCCAGAAGCGCATCATGCCTCTCCTAACATGGGCGCTGCCCGCCGCAAAGCATCTGACCTGTACGGGTGTCGCAATTTACGCAATGCGCTTGCTTCAATCTGTCGCACACGCTCTTTACTGATACCCATGACTTTCCCCAGCTCATCGTAGGTATGCTCTTCACAGTCAATGCCGAAGCGTAACTGCAAGACCTTGGCTTCTCTGGGGGGCAACGTCTCCAGTGCATACCTGATTGCGTGGTTTGACTGCCCATCTGCAAGCAGTAGCGCAGGGTCTTGCCGTTCTGATGCAGGTAGCATCAGCATCTCCACCTCGTCTATGGACATATCCAACTCCGCTGTGTTGGTCTTCAATGGCACAATCTGTTCCACAGAAAACAAATCCAACGGCATCTTATTGAGATAGTCGCATAGCTTCAGTACTTCGGGGATGATGTTGCCCTCTGCATCGATGGGCGATAGCGTTATGTTGGATAACGCCAAGAGCTTCGCGTACGATATGCCGATCTTGGTTGCCGCAATCTGCCCTACCACTTCCCCTCGTTCTGCAAGCGCGTTGATGATGCGAGCGTTGCGTACCTTGACCGTTACGCGATAGTCTTTGGTCTGCATCATGCCTCTCCCACCATGGTCTTGATGCGTTTGTACAGCGCCATGACTTGGGCAAAAGAAAGTGTTGATAGTAGCTGCTCTGGGTCAAAGACAACAGCGGTGGGTGTGATAGGAGCGGGGGCTGGCTCTGTGCGCCGGGTTATGGTCACCAGCTTCTTCTCCACGCCATCCTGCGTGTTGAGCGCGGCGATGCCTGCCTTCGTTTGTTTCTTCTTGATTACGGGCACAGCCACTTTCTTTTTCTTGCTTGCCTTGATTGGCGTGTACTCAGGTTGTAGTGCGGTGTAGCGCCCGTTGTCATCTCTTGCAACCATGCCGCAGTTGTGCATCTGCGTGAGCAGTGAGCCTATGGAAGCCGCATTGAACCCACGGTTGGACAGCATACGGGCTATGTCTTTGTGTTGCAGTCGTGGGTTGTCCCGCACCGCATTGAACGTCTCACGGCTGACGTTGTTGGTGGGCTTGAACGCATGGGGCAGCGCAGGTCTTGCGTCATCCCGTGGGTCTTCTTTCGCCCAAGCGTTGGCGATGGTCTTGATGTCTTCTGGTGTAGTTGTACGTGTTTGCATTTGCTTCTCCTGTTCAGTTTTTTTGGCTAGTGCGATTTGTAATGCAGTGGCTAAGTTGGACATGATTACCTCAACATAAGTGACATACCGAGTACGTAAATGACGATGCCCCCTGCAACAAAGGCCACCATCTGCCAGTTTGTTTTAGCTGATGCAGTGGGTCTCCACTCACCACCTAGTAGTGCGTCTTGCAGTGCGATCTCATCTTCATCCTGCACTGGGCGTGGTGGTTCGTAGTACACACCGATCTTGATCTTGCCTGTGTCGTATGGCGTGACACGTGGCTTCTCTGTGAACTGCTTGTCTAATGTGTTGTCGTGCATAGTCCCTCCAGATGGGGTTAAAGGAAAGTCAAAGGTAAAGTACTACGGGTAGTGTGTCAATAGGTTAGCGCCTACTTCGCCTACAAGATACCTAAGAACACAAAGAACAGTAGCCCTATGAGGCATACCACACAGAAGATCGTCAGCAGTGCGTCCTCATCCCAATCATTGTTGTCCATTGTTGGCCTCCTTCTTGGGTTTCTTCTTATGGCGTACCACCGTTACGTTTGCCACTGGTGGCTTGGCCGCTTCGTAGTAAATCTTGCAGCTTTCAAACTCCTGTGCGACTACCGCAGGTTTATTGTCCATCGTGCCACATCCTGTAAGTACAACGGCCACAGCTAATATAAAACGTTTCATGATTTCTCCTATTCAAACTCTTGGGCTACGATGTAGCCCAGTTCACGAATACCTGCAATGACTTCGCTTGGCAACTCATACACACCATCGTAGTCAATCAGGCTCTTGCCCTCGAACCACAGGCCACCACCCCACTCATCGCCGTAGTCCTCGTGTTCGAAGTACCCAAAGTTTTCTTCAGGGCTGAGTACCACTTCGAACTTACCTGCATGGGTTCTTAAACGTTTGTCTTCCACTTGCTTCTCCTTTTAAAAAAGGGGTCAACGTGACCCCATTACACACTCATGCAAAGTGCAACTCATCAAACAGCGAGTCAAGTATCAAGTCCACATCCTCGCCATGCTCCAGACACTCAAGCGCCCAGTCAAGTGACGAAGGCTTGAGACCCTTGAAGTTCATATGCCGTAGCGCCAGCCCTGTATCGTCAGGCCAGATAGACTCGGCAACCATATTGGCCAGCGCATCGTAGTGACCATACTGCGCATCGAGCACGGCATCGATAGCATCCTCGCGTCTGTAGTCAGGCTCGGCATCGGTGGGGTCGTATGCGTACTGGCTCGTGGTCTTGTAGCTCTGCCACCAAGTACCTACATCTTGCATGGGTTCCACCACCGATGGGTCACGCTCAACAGGCAGCGCATCCCAGTCAACCGTCAGCACAGCAGCAGCAAGGTTGTTGTAATACACAAGGTCAAGCGATTCCTCTTGCGTATGCTCACGGGCATAGCCCACGCTGATGTTGGTGCACTCGGGGATGATGTCTGTGAACTCTGCGGTATCTGTGTACACGCCCGTGTCATCGTTCAACATCATCAGTGCGTCATGCCCATCCATCAATGCGTCAGCCAAGGCAGAGCCGAACGTATCAGAACAGCAGCGACCCCAACCCTGATGCGTGATGACTGAATCTATCCCCCTTCTGTCAAAGGCGATGGCTCTGTCGAACTCACGCAACAAGTCTTGCTGTTTCTCAGCCAGATACCTTGCACCTACACCACCGCGCTCCTCACCCTGCGTGAAGATGTAATAGCCACGCACACCACCCCAGATCAGATGCATCAACAGCGCAACACCTGCACCGTCATCCGCACCCAGTACGTCACCCTTAGCCCGCCAGTGTGTCTTGGTCTTGGTGATCTTGTTCTTGCCTTCGTTGCGGTGGACAGTGTCCACGTGTGCTACGAATAGAGTCTTGTGTGATGCGTTGACTCGGTTGTCTACGTGTAGGTTACCTGCACCGTCATAGAACGCAGCCTTGTTAAGCTCAAGAGGCAGTTGCTCACGCAGCCACTGCGTAAACCTGACGTTGGTTGCTGACCCATGTGGGCGCTTGATGGATAGGGCGGTGTTCAATACCTTGCCCAGTACGTTAGTTGCTTTCATATTAGTTCTCCTCTGTGTTGGTTGCGTATGCATCTGCATGGTCTACGTGTACTGTCAGGCCGCATGGTGTCTCGAACTGATCGGCTATGCTGATGTACCACTTCTTGTCATGGTCACACTGCCATGCATCAGACTCCAATGCCCAGCCGCCCTCTGCTAATTCAACGCAGTCATCACGGTGCTGATACACACCTGGGTCATCGCACCACACAACGCAGTCATCATCGCCGTACACCCACATATCACGCTCCTCAAGGTACACCGCATCGCACGACTCGACATAGTCACCGCAGTCAAGCTCAACGATGTCATAGCGGCTCAGGCACTCAGGGTCATAGTAATTGCCAGTTGACTCAACGTACACCGCCTCGTTCTCTGGTATGTAGTACTCGCAACCGTTACGCCCCATGACATATGTATAGCTGTCGATGCAGCACGAACCCACCATCGAATCGCCGTGATACCCGATGCCAGTCATGTCATCCTCACCGTGACGCTCACCGCAGTCACTGCAAGTGCAAAGCGATGAGCCATCGGCATGACCGTCAGTGCGGGTACACTCGTACTCGCCATCGTTGGTAATCATCAGGTAGTTGCCCCTGTCAGAGACAAGCTTGCAGTCACCGTCAATGTACGGCGCCCAGAAGTCATCGCTGTGCCTGCCCTTGGTTATCTTGGCAAGCTTGAGACCTACCCAATCACAGGACTTCTCAAAGCCCTTGTCACGCAGCCACACCTCGATAGCCTCATCGCTGTGCGAGTACGCCCCATCCTTGCGTGTGTAGGAACGCACGAACGTATTACTAAACGTATTGACCAAGCACCGCGCAGTAATCAGGCTGTTGCTATCGATACGCACTGCGATACGCCAGCCATACTTGGGGTCATACGTCTCGTAAGGGTGCGTATCACCGGGGTCAAGGTCACGCCAGCACATACATGAGTGCGGCCCCTCTTGCACAGCCTCCACGATCTTGTCCACCGTATCCCATAGCTCGAAGCGGTTAGCACCGTAGCGCATGACGATACTACGCAGGTCATGGTCAGGCATAGTAGGGAAGTGACGGGCAAGATACTTGCCCACGGATGTCACCGTCTGCCTGTCAGCCTCGCCGTGTGCGTCTGACCTTGTGTATGCGATACGGCTAGGGTCAGAGTCGGATGCGTGTGCCCACTCAAGCACAAGTAGATGCCAGTTTGCGGGTGGTGCTTGGCGCACTGCATCACGGATAGCAGGGTGCATCGGTGCATTCCTACGCTCACGCCCAAACCACAGGCGGTACAGCGCAGGGTCACGGTCAGGGTGTCGTTGCTGGTAGTCCTCAGGCATGGCATCCCAGCCGTTGATCAAGATGTAGTTACCTACCCTTGCGCGTTCCTCCAGCACGTTGGCCAGAGACATCATCCATTCCCATTTGTCATAGCCGCAATAGTCATTGTCAATCATGGTGTTTCCTTTCGGGTTGTGTTGCGTTAAGTGAATGGCCTGAATAACGGGTCAGGCCGACCCGTTTTTGTTTACCGTAGATCAGCGAACCAATTACCCTGTGCCATCTCTGCATCGAGCCGCTCATCGAGCGGAATGTACTTCTCAAACAGATGCCCGAAGGCATCGAGTAGGATGGCTTGGTTCCCCAAGTCAGCAAGGAAGAACGCACTGGCTATGGCTGCTGCGAAACTGCCGCCGGTCTTCCTCATCTCATGCGCTGCTGCGAATAGTTGTTCAGATGTGTATTTCATGGTGTTGCTCCTTTACGAATAGCGTGGTGTTGTTTCTGGGTAGTGGGGCTTGGGCATACCTTCACTGACGATGGCTGCGTACCTGCCCTCGGATAAGACGCTGCTCGTCTCTGGTCTGCCTTCGTTCCACTTGGTCAGGATGTTGTGCAGGTCAATAGCGTAGGTGTACGCCTCGCCCTCATCACTAAACCCTCGCAGGTACTGCGCTGCTTCAGGCTCCATGCATAGCTCGGCGGTGTCGTAGTACCAGCCACCCTCCTCGTGCCCGCCGAATGCGCGGTCTTCCATGTAAACGGCTACGGTATAAAAACTCTGGCTCATGTGTTGCTCCTTTCGGTTGGTTGTGGTTACAGGACGGCTATGTACTTACTCAGGACAGCGAAGTCTTCCTTCGGGATTTCATTCACTGCCCCCGCCCAGATCAGGGTGCAGTCAGACCAGTACGCATCGTGTTCCTTGTCCCAGTCTGCGCGAGTACAACCGCGCCACTCCATTGCTACCTTGTCGGCGTACTTGTCTGGGTTGCCCTTGGTTGTGAACAGGAAGCGGTCGTTGTACTCCATGCCGCCATTGCTTTCTTCGATCCTGCCAATGTAATACTTCATGTGTTGCTCCTTTCGGTTGGTTGAATTTCGGGTCAGGCTGACCCGTTTTGCTGCACTACATCTAGATTATACTACATCTAGTTTCTCTTTTACTTCTTTCCTTGCGGCATCGAGTTCTGCCTTGTCGTATCCGTACACCCCATGCCACGTGTGTGGCACGGCTTCGCTTGGTTTCATCTCATGCATCCGTGCCAGTGCCTTCTGCATTTGGGCGTACTTCAGGCGTATTACTGGGTGTGTCGGGGCGATGTCTAATTCCTGCTTCACATAGGCGATCTCCTTCTCGGTTCGTTTTATCAGGCGGGTGAGTGCTGGGTTGTTCTTGATCGGGCGTTGGGTTCTTTGAAACGGTATCTTGCGCTTGGCTTTGGGCGTATGCGGTATGGCATCGAACAGTGCCAGTGCTTTTAGCTTTACCCCAGCTGGAACCCAATCAGTCCAGTGAATGCCGTTGTTGGGAATCTGCCGCTTGGCTTTGGCGTTGATCCACTGGCTGTACGCACTGGGCGTGGGTTTGGGAACTTCGGGGTTTGCCTGCGCTGCCTCGATCTCATCCCTGACCCTCTCTACTATCAACAAATAGCTCTCAAAGGCGAGTAGTCTTTCGGGCTGTGTCTGGGTCTTGGCGTACTTGATGCCTTGCCTGATGTTGTTGTACTCATAATTTAAGTCGCGCAGTAACACTGCCCAGAGTTTTTTCCGGTGCGTTGCTGCGATCTTCTCGGCTCGGCGTTGGCTCTTGACCTGCCGTATCTCATTCCGAACCCCGTTTCGCAAGTCGTGTTGCTCGGGGAATTTACGCAGTAGTACGCTGTCGATCTTGCGTTGCGTGGCTCTGTACATCCATTTATGCATGATTACTACCCTTTTTAATAGTGGTATCCAAGGCGGTATCCAAGATTAACACAGTCGGACAAGTTTTTGGACAGTGCTTTGGCAGTGTGGGTGCGGGTGAGCACAGGAAGTGGTTCGTTTATCTATCGGTATGGAGAAATAAGAAAGCCCCTGCTTACCAAAAAAGACAAAAGCTTTTCGTTCTCCGCACGTACATACAAATACTCTCCTATATATATATATATATTTAAATAGATGTATGTATGTGCCTGTTTTTGGGATACGCCTTGATGGCGCTACGTTTTCGCTGTCTTTTTTCTTGTCCACTTGTAGTAATCATGGATAGGTGGAAAAAGGGGTCATTTTGACCCCTTTTTTGTAGTAATCTTCATTCCACCCATTTCATGCCGTATACAGATGGGTAGTACTCGCCTGTGAATCCCCTGTCTCCCATCTCTTTGACGTAAACCCTCCCCGTTGATCCTGCGTGTCTGGGCAACGCCCAGCCTGTAACGATGGCTGCTTCGCCCCTGAAGTCGTGCGCTACGTCTCCTGCCTTGACTTCGATACCTGTGGATTCTTTGATTAGTTTCATGGTGGTTCCTTTCAGTGGTTGTGGGTAATTTCGGGCAGGTACGCAAGCAGGTTTTGCTCAGGCACAAAGCGCAGCAGTTCTTCAATCGCAGTTAGGTCACCGCTGGCAATGTCTTGTTGAAGTTGCGCTACTACTTTGTCGATGGTTGTTTGGTCTTTCATGATGATGCTCCTTTCAGGGGTGGATAAACGGGTCAGGTTGACCCGATTTTGGTTACGCATACAGGTTGCGGTAGGCGAGGTTGCTGTTACGCAGTTCGCCCAGTACTTTGCCCAGTTCTTTGGCTCGGCTCTTGTTGCCCGTCATCCATGCAATGGATTGGGCTTCTTGTAGTTCGCGGAACTCTCGGACTTCATCGGCTGTCAGGCGCTTGAAGGTATGGCGGGTGTATTTTTGGTATTCCATGATGATTCCTTTCTGGTTAGTTAATTTCAATTACAACAAAGCCGTCAGAGATAATATCCCCGCGCTGTAACTCAGCTCCGTCCATGTAGTAGAAGATGCGCTCGTCATCGGCGCCCTCTACCTCGTCCCAACTACCTCTGGCTATGAGTACGTCCATAATTCCAACAGCCTTCGCAGTCGGGTCAGTCGGCAACCAAAAGCCTTTGCATTTCATTGTTTCGTATTCCATGGTGATGCTCCTTTGGGTTAATTTCGGGTCAGGTTGACCCGTTTTTGGTTAGTTTGTAATGGCTTCAATGGCTTGCGCGTCTGTACAGATACAGACAATCCGCTCAAAGCGCGGTGCGCCTTCCAATGAATGTACGACTACGTTTTTTCCGGTATGGGTGTAGCTTTCCACACGCATGGGCTTGCCGTGTACGGTGATGACTTGCCCGATTGAGTACGCTGCTTTTGGGATATGTGCGAATTTCATGATTAACGCCTTTCGGTGGTGGTTAGACAGATAACGGAACACCAGCCAGACCTCACGCCGATGCCCCGTGGAAAAAACGGGTCACGTTGACCCGAAATCAAGCCAGTGCCTTGATGACGGCGCGCTGTTGCTTCGCATCGAGCTTGTTGAAGGCACGGATAATCGCGTCAACCGGATCGGTTTTGCCAGATGACGCGCTACGCGTCTCGCCCTTCAGTGCCGCCATGACATCGCGCACTTTGGTCTTCAGGAACTCATAGCGCTTGTGCTTCGTATCGAGCATGACTTTGCCACTCGCGGATTCATTCCAGCCTTTGCCTTCGGTGTATTTCGCGCATACTGCAACGATGACGTACGGTCTCTGCTCTGCGTCTGTGGTCAAGCCTTCGGAGTGCAGGCTTATGACAAGATCGTCTGATGCATCAAGAAACTTGGATACGATTGTGTTTACTTTGGCTTGTGTCTGCTTGTTCATGGTGATTCCTTTCGATTGATTGAGTGTTTACCAGTGGCACAGCGCCATTTGGTAGAGCCATTATCGCAAGTGTGGCATTTCCAGAGCCTTTTTCGGGTCAGAATGACCCCTTTTCGGTGCAATTTCGGCAACTTTGCGACCCCACCGTACCCCCATGACCCCTTTTTTGGGGTGGCATACCCGTCGCCATAGAACACTATTCCGTAACCATCCCCACTATTTTCGTTTTCACCTTGATAACTTTTCCATCACTACTACAAAACCCCCCACTATTATTAAAAAAATTATAACAACACTGTCAAACGTTGGACAAACACAGCCCAAAAAAAGCCCCCGAGGGGGATCGGGGGCCAAAGATGCCCGGAGACGAGCAAAGGAGAAGCAAATGTCAAGAGTTGCCACTTGCGCACTTGCTTTACACACTATACACTCCGCGCAACGAGGTACGCAAGGGACCTGCGCATGTTGGATCACCTAATAGAATTCACCCCCGATGTGGACGACGACTCCGCTGGCTTCGTCACGCTTGAAAAAACTGCTCCGGCAGACTTGGTAGATGCCAAAGTAGATACCGCCGACTGGTTAAAAAGTCTGGGCGCGGCCAGCGACGAGGTCGCCAATGAGTTGGAGTCCCAAGCAGCCAGAACGGCCTTCACCAATATCGTCACCGCCCAGCCCGACGAGCACTCCCGCGCTGCATTAGCTGAAATCAAAACCCCCGCAGCGGTACAACACCTTGTTGGAATGCTAACGGCGTACGATTGGGAGTTCATCAATCAGGCCAAGGAGCTACGCGGGTATACGGTGGCCAAGATACTGGAAGAAACCAACCATCCGACAGCCAGCGTCAGGCTTAAAGCATTGGCGCTTCTGGGCAAAGTCACGGAAGTGGGGCTGTTCACCGAGAAGATCGAGATTAAGAAGACAGAGTTGTCCGACGCTGAACTGGAAGCGCGGATCAAGGAAAAGCTGGGTAAATTCGCCAAGATCGTGGACATCACGGATGTCAGAGAAGTCGAAGAAATAGAATGTCAAAGTGTAGACAATGAACCCAGTACTGAGTCCTGAAGAGATAACGGCGCTACAACGCGCCCTCCCAACCCTAACCCCCCGAGAAAAAGCAGAACTACTTGCCGACTTGGAAGAACGCGCTGCCCGCGCCAGTAAAGTAATCGGTAGGGACTCCATGCTTGGGTTTGCCACCCATGTGTATCCGGGATTTAAGATCGGCCCCCACCACCGGAAGCTCTCAAAGATCTTTGAGGATGTGATCAGCGGCAAAAAGAAGCGGGTCATTATCAATATCGCACCACGCCACGGTAAGTCCGAGTTCTCGTCTTACCTGTTCCCAGCTTATTTTTTAGGTAAGTACCCCGACAAGAAGATCATCATGGGCACCCACACGGCGGGCTTGTCGGAAGACTTTGGACGGCGGGTGCGAAACCTGATTGAGTCAGAAGAGTACCAAGAACTTTACCCAGATACGCGGATTGCAGATGACCAGAAAGCAGCAGGAAAGTGGAGTACCGGAGCCGGAGGTCAGTATTACGCAGCGGGTGTCGGTGGTGCTTTGGCTGGTCGCGGTGCTGACTTATTTGTTATTGATGACCCGCATAGCGAACAGGACGTTAAATCAAATTCAAGACTCGCGTTCGATACGGCGTGGAGTTGGTTTCAGACAGGCCCCCTGCAACGTCTGATGCCCGGTGGGGCAATTATTGTCATTATGACCAGATGGTCGCTGTTGGACTTGACCGGGCGGCTTATCGACTACCAGACCAGAAACCCGGATGCCGAGCCGTGGGAGATCGTAGAACTCCCGGCCATCTTGAATGAGAACGACGAGAACGAGAAAAGCCTGTGGCCAGAGCAGTGGCCGCTGGAGCAGTTAAAGAAAGTCAAGGCGTCACTCGACCCCCGGTACTGGAACGCCCAGTACATGCAAAGCCCCACCTCAGAGAACTCGGCCATCATCTCGCGCAAGCACTGGCGCATCTGGGAAAGTGACGACCCCCCGCAATGCGAATACATTATTCAGTCGTGGGATACGGCCTTTGAGACCAAGAACAACTCCGACTATTCAGCCTGCACCACGTGGGGAATTTGGTACAACGAAGAAGAGAACGACACGCCACAGTTAATACTGTTGGACGCGTTCAAGGAGCGGATGGCGTTTCCAGATTTAAAACAAACTGCGTTGAAGCACTATAAAGAATGGGAACCCGATGCATTCATTGTGGAGAAAAAGGCAGCAGGTGCCCCGCTTATTCAAGAACTTCGGGCAATGGGTATTCCAGTTCAGGAGTTCTCCCCAAGCAGAGGCAACGACAAAATGGTGCGACTCAACGCAGTCGCCGACCTCTTCACCAGCGGCAAAGTCTGGGCACCCGACACCAGATGGGCACGAGAAGTTATCGAAGAAGTAGCGGCCTTCCCGGTTGGCGAACACGATGACTTCGTGGATACTACGTCGCAAGCACTGCTACGCTTTAGGCAAGGGGGGTTCATTACCCTTGATACCGACGAAAAAGACGAACCCATATACCACCGCGCCAGAAAAGCGGCGTACTACTAAGGACAAATCATGCCAATCGATAAAGCAATAAACCAAGCCCCCGCCGGGTTGGGCGCGTTGGAGACTGACGACGAAGAACCGGGGCTGGAGATCGAGATCGTTGACCCAGAAGCGGTCAGCATCAAGGGTCCGGGCTTTGAGTTGGACGTAATGAAGGCCGAAGATGAAGACGACTTTGATGCCAATCTGGCAGAAGAGTTGGATGACCGGGCGATTGAGTCGCTGGCATCTGAGCTTTTGGAAGACATTGAGAACGATAAGAACTCCCGCAAAGAGTGGGAGAAGATGTACGTCGAGGGCATTAAGTTGCTTGGTCTTCAGATAGAAGAGAGAACAGAACCATGGTCAGGCGCGTGTGGCGTGTTTCACCCCATGCTCTCCGAAGCAGTTGTACGCTTTCAGTCTGAGACCATCTCAGAAACATTCCCAGCGCAGGGTCCTGTGCGTACCAAGATCATCGGTAAAGAGACGCCAGAGATCAAAGAAGCAGCGCAGCGCGTAGAAGAAGATATGAACTTCGAGTTGACCGAAGTCATGTCGGAGTACCGCCCAGAGCATGAGCGTATGTTGTGGAGCTTGCCTGCTACCGGCTCGGCGTTTAAGAAGGTCTACTATGATCCCAATTTGGGACGCCAAGTGTCGATGTTTGTGCCAGCAGAAGACGGCATTTTGCCGTACGGCGCAACAGATATGGACACCTGCCATCGCTTCACGCACGTGATGCGCAAGACCAAGAACGAGATCATCAAGTTGCAGCAAGCAGGGTTCTACCGTGATGTTGAGTTGGGCGATCCCGATCGCAAGGTAGAGGACATTCAGAAAGCCAAAGACAAAGAGACCGGCTTCTCTGATTTGAACGACGACAGATACACCCTGTATGAGTGCCACGTAGACTTATATATTGAGGACGACCCACACGCAGATGTTGATGAGGACAAAGAGCCAACAGAGATTGCGCTGCCATACGTCGTCACATTAATTAAAGGCAGCAACGAAGTTCTGGCCATTCGCAGAAACTGGAAGCACGAAGACCCACTGCGTTTGAAGCGTCAGCACTTTGTGCACTACCAGTACATCCCCGGCTTTGGTGCGTATGGCTTCGGTTTGTTCCATTTGGTGGGCGGCTTTGCAAAGAACGCGACTTCGTTGATGAGACAGCTCGTTGATGCAGGTACTCTTTCAAACCTGCCCGGCGGATTAAAATCCAGAGGCTTGAGAATCAAGGGCGACGACACACCCATCGCTCCGGGTGAGTGGCGTGATGTGGACGTAGCATCCGGCAACATCCGCGACAGCATTCTGCCTCTGCCATACAAGGAACCGTCTACAGTTCTCTACAACCTGCTGGGCACAATCGTGGACGAAGGCCGTCGCTTTGCAGCGACTGCGGATATGAAAGTCTCCGACATGTCGGCGCAGGCTCCTGTTGGAACAACGTTAGCACTGCTGGAGCGGCAGCTTAAAGTCATGACGGCAGTACAAGCGCGTGTGCACTACACACTAAAGCGCGAGTTCAAGCTGCTTAAAGAAATCATCCGTGACTACACCGATCCAGCTTACGAGTACACACCTGAGTACGGCAATAAGAAAGCCAAGCGTGAAGACTACGACAAGGTAGACCTGATCCCTGTCAGTGATCCGAATGCAGCGACGATGTCGCAGCGTGTAGTGCAGTACCAAGCCGTTATTCAGATGGCGCAGATGGCACCGGATATTTACGACCTGCCATTCTTGCACCGTCAGATGTTGGAAGTGCTGGGTATTAAGAATGCAGAAAAGTTAGTGCCGTTGGAAGACGACCAGAAGCCACGCGATCCTGTAGCAGAAAACATGGCCGCGCTAAAAGGCAAACCACTCAAAGCGTTCTTCTACCAAGATCATCAGGCGCACATTCAAGTGCACATGTCTGCAATGAATGATCCGTTGATTCAAGAACTAGTCGGACAAAACCCAAGAGCACCGCAGATTCAAGCGGCGATGATGGCGCACATTTCCGAACACGTGGCTTATGCATATCGTCAGAAGATCGAGCAGCAGATGGGTATTGCTCTGCCACCAGAAGACGAGAAGCTGCCGCCACAGATGGAAATTGCTTTGTCGGCGATGATGGCACAGGCGGCACAACAAGTACTGCAAGAGAGCCAAGCGCAAGTGGCGCAGCAACAAGCGCAACAGCAGATGCAGGACCCGATGGTTCAGATGCAGATGCAAGAATTGCAGCTTAAAGAGCGTGAGGTGGGTATTAAAGAACAGAAAGCTCAGGCAGACGCCATGCTTGCAGCGCAACGTTTGGAACTGGACAAACAAAAAACCGACGCGGACATTCAACTTGGTGGCCTCAAAGCAGCTTCACAGATTGAGATGGACAAACAAAAACTTGCTGCAACCCAACAAGCAGAAGGTGTTCGTCTTGGTATGGAAGGACAAAAGGCCAGAGATCAATCAGATTTCCAACGCAAGCAGGCTGCGTTAAAGCACATGGCTACTTTTAAGAAAACGGATAAACCACCAAAAGGAGAATAAGTGGATCACAACTTCGTAAGCGTACTACGCGACAAGATACGCAAAGACATGAATGACTACACAGACGACATGGCAAATGGCGTCTGCACAGATTTCGCCTCTTATCAAAAACTCTGCGGGGTAATTCAGGGTCTTGCCCTCGCAGAGCGACATTTACTTGACCTTGTAGAAGCAGCAACCAAAGAGGACGAAGACGATGAGCGATCTATTACTACCTCCGGGTATTCAAATGCCGGAGCCAATTCAACAGGTCGAAGAACCAACAGAGCAAATCCCTATTGAAGAGCGCGGGCGTATGTTGCCCAAGCCAACAGGATGGAAGATTCTTTGTGGCGTTCCCGATGTGTCGGATAAGTTTGAAAACTCCAGCTTAGTCAAAGCGGAGTCGATCATGCGTCAGGAAGAGCACTCGACCACGATTTTGTTTGTGCTGGATGTTGGTCCCGATGCGTACAAAGACACAGATAAGTTCCCAAATGGCCCTTGGTGCAAACCGGGCGACTTTGTGTTGGTACGTACTTACTCCGGTACTCGATTCAAGATTTATGGAAAAGAGTTCCGCCTGCTGAATGACGACCAGATTGATGCGGTCGTGGATGATCCACGCGGTATTACCCGTGCTTAATAGGAGTGTTACATGTTAGATAATTATAAGTTTCCGGACGAGGACGACGGTAAGAAAGTCGTTGCTCAAGAAGACGATTCCGTAGTCACTCAGGCCGATACCGATGCCGGAGAGGATGTCGAAATTGAAATAGTTGATGATACCCCCGCAAAAGACCGTGGCCGCAAGCCATTGGACAAAGAGGTGGCAGACCCGACTGACGACGAAATCGAAAACTATTCGGAGAAAGTGCAGACTCGTATTAAAGAGTTAACACATGCCCGTCATGACGAGCGCCGGATGAAAGAAGCCCTTCTGCGAGAAAAGCAGGAGATGGATAAGCTCATGACGTACCTGTCTGAAGAGAACAAAAAGCTCAAGCAGACGGTCAATTACGGTCAGGAAGTCTTTGCTAATACGGCCAAAGATGCGGCTGAAGCGCAGTTGCAAGCAGCCCGCCGTCAGTTTAAAGATGCCCAAGAGTCATTTGACACCGACGCTATTATTGCGGCTCAAGAAGCCTTGATGGAAGCTAAGGTTAGATTTGATCAAGCAAAAAATTATCGTCCAACCCCTTTACAAGACGATGAGCCTGTTGTACAAAGAGAACCATCTCAACCCGCACAAGTTGAACCGGACGAAAAGACGCTGCGCTGGCAGGCAAAAAACCAGTGGTACGGTCAACCGGGGTTCGAAGAATACACCAGCTACGCACTAGGGCTGCATCACAAGCTAGTCAATTCCGGGGTAGATCCTCGTGACGATGAATACTTCGCCCAAATCGATGGGCGCATGCAGAAGACGTTCCCCGAACTATTTGGCGGGAATGCTGAGAAAACGCCAGAACCTATACAGGTTCAATCCGAGGCTCCAAAAAAACCTGCGGCTGTGGTTGCTCCAGCGTCTCGTTCGTCTGGAACAAAGAAAATCCAACTGTCCCAACGGCAACTTGCCTTGGCTAAAAAGTATGGACTAACCCCGCAGCAGTACGCTGCTGAAGTAGCTAAATTGGAGATTTAAGATGGCCGATACTCGCACTCCTCGTGATCTCGTTTCACGCGATAAAACCGCACGTGCTGTTTATGTACCACCTTCAGCACTGCCTGATCCAACCCCAGAACCGGGCTGGTCTTACCGGTGGGTAGCAACCCACATTAACGGTGTAGCCTCCCCGAATTTCTCCATGCGTATGCGTGAAGGCTGGGTGCCGGTCAAAGCGGAAGATCATCCGGAGCTTATGCTTCCGGCAAACGAAAAAGGTGAAGTCTCCCATGGTGGGCTGCTGTTGTGCAAGATGCCGACTGAGATGGTGGAAGCAAGAAACAACCACTACCAGAAGCAGTCTGAGAACAACATCGAAGCCGTGGACAATTCGTTTATGCGCCAGAGTGATGCGCGGATGCCTTTGTTCAACGAACGTAAGTCAACGACATCTTTTGGTAAAGGTAATAAGTAGTCTTTTTATTAACTAGGAGTTAAATCATGGCACAAACTGCGCCTTATCCAACAATCGCTGCCCCCTACGGGCTAAAGCCAATCAATTTGATTGGTGGTCAGGTGTTTGCTGGTGCGACTCGTCAACTTCCTATCGCTACTTCGGCAGTTAACTACAACACCGCTATTTTCAACGGCGACGTAGTTCAGCTGGCTTCGAGCGGTACAGTTATCGTTTCCACTCTGGACACTGAATCTTCCCCAGTTGCAGGTGTTGTCGGTGTATTCCTCGGATGCACTTACACCAACCCAGTAACTAAACAATTGACTTTCTCCCAGTACTGGCCCGGTTTCGCTTCTGGCGTAACTGATGCTGAAGCGTACATTGCTGACGATCCTGACCAGCTTTACAAGGTCGTATCGGTTGGCGATACTGCTGACGGTACCGGTTTGGTCCCTGTGGCACTGTCTCAGTCCACTCTGGGCAACAACGTGGTTCTGGTGTTGAACACTGGCTCGACCACGACTGGCAACTCTCGTATCGGCATCTACGCTAACGGCGTAACGACTTCCCTGCCAATGCGTGTAGTAGACATGGTGCCTGACACCGCAACCTCGTCTGGTTTTGTTGAAGTGATCGTTAAGTTCAACTTCGGCTACCACTCGTATTACAACGCCACTGGTGTATAAGGAGCTAAATCATGGCTATTTCACGCGCACAACTACTTAAAGAACTGCTCCCCGGTCTGAATGCTTTGTTTGGTCTGGAGTACGCACGTTACGGTGAAGAAAGCAAGGAAATCTACGAAACAGAGACTTCCGAGCGTTCGTTCGAAGAAGAAACCAAGCTGTCTGGCTTTACTGCCGCACCAGTCAAGAACGAAGGTTCTGCGATTGCGTACGACAATGCACAGGAAGCTTGGACTGCTCGATACAACCACGAGACTATCGCCCAAGGTTTCTCGATCACTGAAGAAGCGATTGAAGATAACCTGTACGACAGCTTGTCTGCTCGTTACACCAAGGCTCTGGCTCGTTCAATGGCCTACACCAAGCAGGTCAAAGCGGCTGCAATCCTGAACAACGGCTTCACCAACTCTGCTCAGTACTACGGCGGCGATGGCGTACCTCTGTTCTCGGCTTCGCACCCACTGGTAAACGGCGGCTTCAACAGCAACATTCCTTCGACTGCTGCTGACTTGAACGAAACTTCGCTGGAAAACGCTGTGATTCAAATCGCTGCGTGGACTGACGAACGTGGTCTGCTGATCGCTGCCCGCCCACGTAAACTGGTCGTTCCGCCGAGCCTGCAATTCGTTGCAACTCGTCTGCTCGAAACCAGCCTGCGTGTCGGTACCAACGACAACGATATCAACGCAATCAAGAACAACGGTTCGATCCCAGAGGGTTATACAATTAACCACTTCCTGACCGACACCAATGCTTGGTTCCTGACCACCGACGTTCCAAACGGCATGAAGCACTTCATTCGTGCCCCGCTGGATACAAAAATGGACGGAGATTTTGATACCGGCAACGTCCGTTACAAGGCTCGTGAGCGTTATTCCTTCGGCTGGTCAGACCCATTGGGTATGTTCGGTTCCGCAGGCGCGTAAGACAAAAGGGGAGCTTTACGGCTCCCCTTTTTTAGTATATAAAGTACAGAATTCCGGGGGATACCCGGTGCGATCGAACAGGCCCCCCGCCTGACTTCATGCAGATCGTCGCACCTAACCGCATGAGGGAAAATTCAAATGGCACTTTCTACTACCCAAAGTATCTGGCGTTCGGGCGGCGGCGATCAAACTCGCACCGCATATTGTGGCTCCGGCGTTATGGTTGCTGAGTTTTATTTTTCGGCAACTCAAGCTTCAGGCAACGCTAAAGTCTCTTCCGCTGCTAATGCAGCAAACGTTATTCTCCCCGCTAACGCAGTTATTTTGCAGATCAACGCTAACGCCGCAGGTACTGGCGGCACTACCCCAACGTTTGATATGGGTTTTACGCTCTACACCACCGGCACTGCTTCGCCACAAGCTCTATTGAACGAGTCGGATGCTGATGCTGGTAAGCAGGTCTTTAACTGGGCTTCGGCTACTGCGGGCACTTCGCTTAACGCTGTTATGTCGGCAACTGAGCTAGTGTATATCACTGGTCGTGCAGGGGCTTCGGCAGCTACTGGCGGTAATATTAGCGGTAAAATCATATACTACGTTACCGATCCATTGCTAGGCCAACAGAACGACTAATTGAGGAGCCTGTTATGGCTAATATTGGAACTTGGCGTTCTATAACCCAAGTAGGTACGTACGAGCCGTTTGAGTTGCAAGTCTCTCGTGGTCAAATTCAGGGGCACAGAAATGTCACTGTCTTTGGATTCAATTCTGATGTAGACACGGCTCAAGTATCGGTTTGGCCTCTGGCTAGTTTAATTACTTTCCCTGCGGCTGCTTTGCAGATGAAGGTCAGCTCTACCAGCGCTAACGATACAGCCGCAGGCACAGGTGCCCGCACGGTCGTTGTGCAGGGTCTTGACGCTAATTACAACGAAGTCACAGAGACCGTCACGCTGAACGGACAAACGGCCGTGACGATGACTGCGTCGCTGCTTCGGGTTAACTATGCTTATGTATTAACGGCAGGTTCTGGAAACAGTGCCGCAGGTGACATTTATATCGGCACAGGTACTGTGACTGCTGGTGTCCCTGCGACCACCTACGACATCATTAAGTTTGACTACAACACTACGATCACGGGCAGCTACACCATCCCAGCAGGGTATACGGGGTATGTGTCTCAGGGTTTGTTTTCGGCGGGTCAAGCAGGTGGGTCCGCCCAAGTTGAGGGACGACTTTTAACCCGTGGCACCGACAATATTCGTCGCACTGCCGCAGTCACGACTGTCAATAATGGTGTAGCGGACTATGTGTTTGAGTACCCGCTTGAAATCCCAGAGAAGACTACACTTGAGGCAACAGCACTTGCTAGTTCCAATAACAACGGTGTTTCTTCGATGTTCATCGTTCTCTTAGTTCAAAACTACATGCAGGGCTAAAATGGCTAAATCACCAGCATGGACAAGGAAAGAGGGCAAGAATCCCAAGGGTGGTCTAAACGCCAAAGGGCGCGCCTCCTACAACGCAGCGAATCCGGGGAAGCCGGGGTTGAAAGCCCCCCAGCCGGAAGGCGGCGCAAGGAAAAAATCGTTCTGCGCCCGGATGTCTGGAATGAAAAAGAAGCTCACTTCGTCGAAAACCGCGAACGACCCGAATAGCCGTATTAACAAATCGCTAAGAGCTTGGAAGTGCTAATCATGGACGTAATAGGTTTTTTAGTTGGCGCCCTTTATTTTCTACTCGGTATTGTGGGGTGGTTCTTGAAAGACGCGCTTAATTCCGCAAAAGCAACGAAAGAATCATTGGCTGACTTTAAAACAGAGGTTGCAAAGGAGTACGTCCCGCGCAACGATATGAAAGAGTTGACCAATGAAGTCAATCGTCGTTTTGACAGGATTGAAGAAAAACTTGACCGTATAGTGGAACGTTTCCATGCCAGCGGTCAGTAAGAAGCAGGGAAAGTTTATGCGGGCTGTCGCTCACAGCCCGTCTTTTGCCAAGAAGGTTGGCGTACCGATGAGCGTAGGGCGCGAATTCACTAAATCAGGAGGCGGTATGCCAGTCAAACCAGTTACAGAATCCAAAATGCGTTCCATGGACATGGACGATGCAAAGCGCAAAGCAATTAGCGGTATGAAAAAAGGCGGCAAGGTCAAAAAGATGGCAACTGGCGGTATGACCTCCATGGGTAAAGTTAAAACTGCTGCTCCCAGCCGTGATGGTATTGCTACCAAAGGCAAAACCAAAGGCAAGCAGATCGTTATGGCAGGCGGTAAAGGCATGAAGAGCGGCGGCTACTGCTAATAGGAGGCCGTAATGGCTGATAAACCTTACGAAAACATCCCTGCCAGAAGCAAAACAAACGCTTCTGGCACTGTCAGATCGACAGCAACAAAGCTACCCGCTAAAGTAGCGCCAAAAGAAAGAGACATGACGCCTCTTCCTGAATGGCTAAAAAACGAGCGTGCAAATCAGGAACAAGATATGCGTAATCGTAAAGAGCGTGAACTCTACGATAGCGGGGAGGCAACTCGGCTGAGAGACCAAGGAGGGTTTAAAAAAGGCGGCTCAGTCAAGTCGGCTTCTTCCCGTGCAGATGGTATTGCCCAGCGCGGTAAAACGAAAGGTAGGGTGGTCTGATGATGGCCTCACGCGGTATGGGCGCAATCAGCCCTTCCAAAATGCCCGGCGGGAAGAAAAAAGCCCGTCGGGATGACACCGACTTTACGCAATACAAAGAAGGTGGGAAGGTTAATGCTGCTGGTAACTACACCAAGCCAGAACTTCGCAAGAAGATCGTGTCGCAGGTAAAGTCCGCAGCAACTCAAGGTACCGGTGCTGGTCAGTGGTCAGCCCGTAAAGCGCAGTTGGTGGCTAAGAAGTACAAGGCTGCTGGTGGTGGGTACAGAGACTAAAGTGAAAAAGCGCAAAAGATTTGACGATGGGGGATCAGTGATGGATATGCCATCACGGGATATGCGTGACCCAGCATACCGTCGGCAACTTGAGCGTGAGCAAGCGTTAGAAGCATCTCCTGTAGGCCCAGAAGATTTAATTGGTTTGGGTTTGGGGAAAAGGGCATTGAGCACCGCAGAAATGGCAACGCGCCCTTATGTTAGAAACCAAGTTGTTACATCAGAGGGGCTGCGGTTAAAAAGTTCTCCAGTCCGTATGCCGACTAGTGATAAAGATATTACGCACGCGTACAGAAATATGTCGCAAGCGGAATATGAAGCAGCAAAAAAATCTGGATATTTTGAGAGAAACCCAAAACCCAAATACGGTGCGGGCGATGAGAAGTGGTGGAGTGGCGGCGATAAAGTTGGTAAGTTTGGCAGGGAATGGAAAGGTGGTGAGGGTGTTGTTACCATGCGCGTACCCAGAAGCAAAGTGCCAGAAGGTAAAGCAGTACGGTTTAAAGACGCAGAAAAAATGAACAAGGGGGGTGCTGTAAAGTCAGCATCATCTCGCGCAGACGGAATAGCGCAGCGCGGTAAAACACGAGGTAAGATGCGATGAAAGCCCCGCAACAGTCGTTGAAAAACTGGGGAGACCAGAAATGGCGAACCAAAAGCGGAAAGCCGTCGTCAAAGACCGGTGAGCGGTACCTGCCGGAAAAGGCGATTAAGGCGTTAAGCCCAGCCGAGTATGCCGCCACGACGAAGGCAAAGCGGGCAGGGAAGAAAGCAGGCAAGCAGTTCGTAGCGCAGCCTAAAGGCATTGCAAAGAAAACAGCAGGGTTTAGATAATGACCACATCCGGTACAGCCAGCTTTAATCTTGACCTCAACGAAATGGTTGAGGAGGCGTTCGAACGCGCCGGGAGTCAGTTGCGTACTGGTTATGATCTGCGTACAGCCCGGAGGTCGTTGAACCTCCTTTTTGCCGATTGGGCAAACCGTGGCGTGAACATGTGGACGTTCGAGCAGAACACGATTACTTTGACACAGGGGCAACCAACGTATGCACTTCCTGACGATACTGTTGATTTGCTTGACCATGTTATTCGCACTAACGCCAACCAGCCAAACAACCAAGCGGATCTGACGATCACCCGCATTTCAGTTTCAACTTACGCCACCATCCCCAACAAGCTGATTCAAGGCCGTCCGATTCAGGTTTGGGTGCAGCGTCTGTCGGGTAGTGAGTCCTTACTTGTGGGTACGTTGCAAGCAGGCATCTCGGCAACAGCTACAACCATCCCTGTGACTTCGCTGGCAGGCATCCCAACTGCTGGCTTCATTCGCATCGGCACAGAGTTGATTGGGTTTAATCAGACTCAACCTGCGGAAAACGGCAACCCTGCGTACTTGCTTAACTGCACACGCGGGCAGGACAATACAACGGCAACAGCGCACTTGGTAAGCGCGGCCATATACGCCGTACAAAAGCAGAGCATTACCGTCTGGCCAACCCCAGACAGCGCCTATACCTACCAGTTCGTTTACTGGCGTATGCGCCGTATTCAGGATGCAGGTACGGGCGGCACTAAAACCATGGATGTACCGTTTCGTTTTATCCCCTGCTTGGCAGCAGGTTTGGCGTACTACATTGCGCTAAAAGTCCCAGAAGGTCTGGCACGGCTGGATGTCTTGAAGGCGCAGTATGACGAGGCATGGAACAACGCGGCAAATGAAGATCAGGATCGGGCGGCTGTACGGTTTGTCCCAAGACAGTACTTTATTGGTGGTGGCTAACCATGGGCAATAGGTTTGCGTCGGGCAAACATGCCATTGCAGAGTGCGACCGGTGTGGCCAGCGGTATAAGCTCAAGGAACTGAAGAAGCAGGTCTTGAAGACCAAGACGTATAACTTGCTGGTGTGCCCCACTTGTTGGGACCCAGATCAACCGCAGCTTCAGTTGGGTATGTACCCAGTGGATGACCCGCAAGGTCTGCGGGACCCCCGGCCTGACTTGAGTTACTACCAAGCAGGTTACACAGGGTTGCAGTTGACAGAGACGGTGGGTACCGGCATAAATGAGAATGGCGATCCGTCAGGCGGTAGCCGGGTGTTTCAGTGGGGCTGGAGGCCAGTGGGCGGAGCCAGCGCCAATGATGCGGGGCTGACACCAAACTACTTGGTATCTGCCGGAGTTGTGGGTACAGTAACGATTACATAGGAGTTTATATGAAACACGAAGACATTAAGAAGGACAAACCACTCATGGAAAAGATTGCCAAGAAGGCGGTCAAAGGCCACGAGAAGCGTATGCACAAAATGGCCAAGGGCGGTGTCACTACTGACGCAATGAAGTCCATGGGCCGTAATCTAGCGCGTGCGGCTAATCAAAAATCGGGTTGATTATGGCTAAATTTTCACAAAAGCAGGGCGGCAAAGAAGTAGGCCAAGCTGCTGTTTACGCGGAGCCACATACTATGGACGGCAAACAAGTTAAAGCAGAACCATCCAAAGGCGCATCAGGTGCCAAGTGCATGGACGACATGAACATTTCAGTGGCCGGCCTTTCCAAGGGCAACTACAAAGAAACCAAAACCACCGGTATCAAAATCCGTGGCACAGGCGCAGCTACTAAAGGCACGATGGCTCGTGGTCCGATGGGTTAATCATGACGTACAACGAACTGTTCATTGCGGTTAAGAACTACCTGCAAAACGACTTCCCGTCTAATACGTGGACGAACGTAGCAGGTACAGGCACGACTACGTCTGATGGCACTGAGCAGATCAACGGATTTATTACGCAAGCTGAAGAGCGCATATATAACAGCGTTCAGGTTCCTCCGCTACGTAAGAACGTCACAGGCTTGACCACATCAGGCAACAAGTATTTGTCCTGCCCATCCGACTTTCTGTCGGTGTTTTCGATGGCAGTGATTGACGCTACGGGTAATTACGAGTACTTGCTGAACAAGGATGTGAACTTCATCCGCGCAGCGTACCCTAACCCAACCGAATCAGGCATCCCACGGTATTACGCTCTGTTTGGACCTACCGTTGTGACCAGCGTTATTACGGACGAGTTAAGTTTTATCCTTGGCCCCACGCCAGACGCGGTGTATACGATAGAGCTGCACTACAACTACTACCCTGAGTCAATCACGGTGGCGGCTGACGGGCGCACATGGCTTGGCGACAACTACTCGCCGGTTCTGCTGTATGGCGCGTTGCTTGAAGCCTACATCTTCTTGAAGGGTGAGCAGGATATGATGCTGGCGTATAAAACTAAGTACGATGAAGCTATGGGTCAGTTGAATCGTCTGGGTACCGGGCTTGAGCGTGGTGATGCTTACCGTGATGGTCAGGCTAAGATTAAGGTGAATCCGTAATGGCGATCCAACAAGGCCTTACAAACAGCTTTAAGCAAGATATGCTTCAGGCGGGGCAGAACTTGGCGACTGATACGTTGAAGATGGCGCTGTACACTGCGTTCTCCGATATCGGCCCACTGACCACTGCGTATACGGCGACGAACGAAGTAACGGGTACAGGTTATGTGGCAGGTGGGGTTGCAGTAACGGGAGCAACGATCAGTACACAAACGACTGGTCCCAACGCAGGCACGGTATATGTGGACTTTAACAACGTGTCATGGCCCGGTGCCAACTTTACCGCCCGTGGCGCTTTGATCTATAACGTAACTCGTAGCAACAAGTCAGTGGCTGTTCTGGATTTTGGTTCGGACAAGACGTTTACTTCAACCAACAATACCGTCACGATGCCTGTTAATTCAGCGACGACGGCGCTAATTCGTTTTCCTTGAGAGGTAGTCATGAGCACAAAAGAGAAATCCAACGTAGCTGATAGCGTGGATGCTACGGTCATCACAAACAAAGGACTGCGCGAAGGTCTGGGCGCATCTGGCGTATATACCGTGGTATGTATCGGCGCTGACGGTGTTGAGAAGTGGCGTGATACGTTCCCCAATTTGGTGGTCAACTCTGGCTTGCAGTTGATGAACAACACCTTCTTCGCTGGCACTAGCTACACCGCCGTCTGGTATCTGGGTCTGATTACCGGTCCCGGATCGGGCACATCGTTCTCTGCGTCGGACACCATGTCTTCGCACCTTGGTTGGACGGAAGATACAACTTACTCCAACGCCAACCGCCCAACAGTGACGTTTGGTACAGCTACGTTGGCTGACCCTTCGGTGATTGCGACAACCGCGACTTCGTTCTCGATCAATGGTGCAACAACTGTGGCAGGTGCGTTTCTGACCACGAACAACACCAAGGGCGGCACCACCGGTACGCTGTTCTCAGCAAGTGACTTTACAGGCGGCGACCGTATCTTGGCCTCTGGCGATACACTGAATGTGACGTACACCTTCACTCTGGAAGCACCGTAATGGGAGTAGGGCATGGCGCTTGTTCTTGCAGATCGCGTTAGAGAGACCACGACCACAGCCGGTACAGGCACAGTCACGCTTGGCGGAGCCGTCGTTGGCTTTCAGTCTTTTGCCGCTGTTGGCAACGGCAACGTCACCTATTACACCATTGCAGGTCAGGGCACTTCCGAGTGGGAAGTGGGCATCGGCACATACACTTCATCTGGTACAACACTAAGCAGGGACACGGTTCTCTCCTCCAGCGCGGGGGGTACGACCAAAGTGACTTTCTCTGCGGGAACCAAGGATGTGTTTGTGGTGTATCCGTCCGAACGTGCTGTGTACTACAACGCCGCAAACGAGCCGCCCTTTGATCCGGCGGGTACAGCCGTGGCCTTATCAATTGCGCTTGGATAAATCATGGCAAATACTTTTAAATCAAATTTAAGCAAAAACGTCGGTACATCACCAGCGACTATCTATACCTGCCCGGCGGCAACGCAAACCACGCTGATCGGTTTATCGGTTGCAAATACAACGACTTCACCCATCACAACGGATGTGTACATCACCAGATCGGCGGTTAATTATTATTTGGTGGAGACCGCTGTAGTGCCGGTAGGCGGCTCGTTGGTGGTTGTGGGGGGTGAGCAGAAGGTGGTGTTGCAGTCTTCCGATGTATTGGCGGTAGTGACCAGTGCTGCGTCATCAGCCGATGTCGTGGCTTCATATTTGGAAATAACGTAATGGCGTACCTTGGCTCAACTCCAACGACACAGAGCTTTATCTCCGGAACGGATTCGTTCAATGGAACGGGTTCGGCTACGAATTTCACGCTGTCAAGGCTCGTTAATTCGACGAACGATATACAGGTTGTCGTTAATAATGTCGTTCAGTACCCACCGAATTACTCAGTATCTGGGAATACGCTGACAATCTCCCCGGCTCCGTCTGCTGGAACGAACAATGTGTATGTGCGGTATTTGAGTACGACGCTGCAAACCTTTGCGCCTTCGCAGGGTACGGTGGGGTTAAACCAGCTTGCAACTACAGGAACACCTAGCACTTCGACTTATTTACGTGGTGATATGGCTTGGGCTGCTGCTGGCGCACAGGACAATATTTTTTACGAGAACGGTCAGACGGTGACAGCAAACCGCACGATTGGCAGTACAACTAACGCTATGAGTTCAGGCCCGATTACGATTGGTACAGGCGTAACGGTGACGATTGATACTGGCGGAAACTGGGCTATTGTATGAGCACCATACGAGTCACGACTATTGCAACTCAGGCTGGTGTAGAGGTCTACACGGCGAAGGCTTGGGTTAACTTTAACGGCACAGGCACGGTTGCGATACGTGGTAGCGGGAATGTGAGTTCGATTACGGATAATGGTACTGGAACTTATACGGTTAACTTTACTGTGGCTATGGCGGATGCTAATTATTGTGCAAATGTAACTGGCACACACGACGCTGGAAGTTATGTAGCGTGGGGTACGGTAGCTAATGACACACCACCAACAACATCGGCAGTAAGAGTAGATTTTTTAAACGCTTCTAGCGCAACCGCAGATGTGTCTTTTGCTCTCGTGTCAATAATCCGCTAAAAACCATGAGCACACTAAGACTAACCACCATATCAAACCAGACAGGTTCCTCATCGGTTCCGTCTGAGACCGTGATTAACGGTAGCGCCAAGGCATGGGTGAATTTTAACGGCGAATCAACCGTTGCTATTCGGGCGAGTTTTAACGTAAGTTCGATTACGGATAACGGTACTGGGGACTACACAGTTAATTTTACGAATGCTATGACTGATGCAAACTATGCTTTAGTAAACCAAATTAACTGGGTTAATTCTGCTTTTGGCGCTACGGGTAGAGCCAGCCTTATATTTAGTCTTGCAACAAGTAATGCCCGCATACGAATGGGGTACTTAAACACCAGCGTTGCGCTTGTAGCAGAAGACCAAGCTATTATCTGCGTTGGAATATTCCGATGAGCACACTACGAGTCACTACAGTAACGAATCCATCAGGCGGGCAACCGACGATTGATGGCTTGGCAAAAGCTTGGGTCAACTTCAACGGAACCGGCACTGTCGCTATTCGCG